GTGATGGGCACCGCACCGGAGAGGAACCGGGCGGAGATCGGGAAGGCGAGGTTGTTACGGGCGCGTGAGAGTTGGTCGGTAGACCTCGACGCGGAAGTTCACGACGTACTCGTGCCGGCCGTTGGCGTCGCGTCCCATGTACTCCGGGCCGGAGCCGATGCCGATGGCGAGCTGCAACTCAGTTCCGCCCGCCAGCGGCTGGTGTCCGAGCCCGTGTAACGCGGCGTAGATCGCGTCGGCCCGCCGTTTCGGCACGCGCGGATCAACGGCATCGCCGCGGCAGCGGACCTGCAACCGCGGTTCGTCGTAGGGATCCAGCGAGCTGGACTCGCTGCCGCCGTAGAGAGCGAGCGTCGTGCACTCGTCCGGTTCGGACGGTGCGACAGGCCAGTACAGGTTTCCGCCCGGCTCGGTCGGCTTGTACGTGCCGAGGCTGAGTTCCTGCAACAGCAGGGCGAGCTCCTCTTCCAGTACCAGCGGTGTGGTCATCGCAGTGCCCGCCGGATCTGCGTGGCGATCAGCGCGAGCATGGTGTCGGCTTCTTCGCGGTGCGGGTCTTCGAGGTACTTCGCCTTGCGACCTTCGTCGTGACGCCAGCCGAGTTCTTCGTGCTGCCGCACCGCGTAGATCGTGTCGTAGGAGACAGCGCCGACGAGGTTCTGCTCGTCGACGACGGCGACGCCGGAGCGTTCGAGGGTGCCTTCCTCGATCGGCACTTGCTTGCGTGACTCGGTCAGCAGGTGCTCCATCGCCAGGCCGAGTCCACGGGCGGCTGCCTCGCGGGCGCGGCGGCCAGCCAGTTTGAAGTTGACGCTGCTGCGTACACGCTTCACCGCGACACCCCCGATCCGTTTACTCGAGTAGAAGCTCGACGTGGTCCGGGGTCGGCAGGCCGCCGCCGTCGTGGTCGAGGCGCTGCAGGACGGTGGTGACGCGGCCGTTGACGGTGACGCGGGACTGCACCGGGGCGACGGTGCCGGGCGGGCAGTAGCTCGTCGTGGACGACAGCGTCACATCGCCGCCCGTACCGCGGATCAACCGGCGCTTGTCTGCGTTGAACGACCGCACGGTGACCGGAGGGTCGTACAGCGGCCCGGTGGCGCTCATGCCCGTGTAGGGCTCGATGATGATCGTGTGCGGCAACAAAAAGCCTGGGATCGTACCCATCAGACCTGCCGCCCGTCGAAGTGCAGCACCGAACCAGGCAGCAGACCCGCGTTCTCCAGGAACGTGACCGCGTTCGGCGTGAGCTCCCCGCCCGTGCCTGAGGCTGCGGCGCGGCCATCGAGGGCGACGCTGCCGATCTTCACGCTGCTCCACTGGCCACCAGCGCCAAGCGAATCGCCGGTCTCGCCCCACCACTCGACCTGAGCGCACACCGCGTCGCGCATCGCCGCTTTCACCGCAGTGTCGGTGGGGAAGCCGTTGTCATCCACGTCGTAGATTGCGGTCTTGGTGGCGCGTTCGACGTCGCGGGACGCCTGCCACAGCAAGCGCCGGGCGTTCGCGGGAGGCGCCTTCTCCAGGAAGTTCGCCAGGTCCGCGGTCGTGGCGTAGACATGCGGGCCGGCGACCACCACCGGGAGGGCGGGCCGGGCGGTCACGGCGGACTGCTCGGCGCCCGCCCCGGTGCCGGTGACGACCCACCGGATCAGGTACTCGCCGGGCAGTGTCAGCGGCAGCTGCGCCGTCCAGATCGAGCGGTCGCCGTTCGGCGTGGTGGTCGGTGAGGTGACGACCCCGGTGGGAGACGTGACCGTGACCGTCGCAGAGGTGTCCACACCGGACGGTGCGACGGTCAACGTGAGGGTGGCGATGTCGCCGACGTCGTTGATGGTCACAGAGGCTCCCAGGCGACGTAGTTGGACACCGACACCAGACCGTCGCGCGACGGATGTGGGTCCCACATCTCGCCGTCCACATACACCACGGAGTGCGCGACACCGCGCGGAGAGGGGCCGAAAGCCATGCCGAACTGGGGTGGCTCCGTCGGCGGCTTGTAGCTCACGGCGTACCCACGCCGCATCGCGAACTCGCACAACCGCTCCAGCCAGTCGGCATAGCACGCGAAGTGCGGCACCTCGTCGAGATCGAGTTCGAGCAGGCTGGCCACCGCCGCCTGGAGGCAGTTGCCGGGCAAGCCGCTGCCGTCGCCCACTGTGATTGTCTGGGTCACCTGCTTCACCGGGCCTCCAATCCCGCGACGGTGCTGCTTGCGGTGAGCTGGGCGACGGCAGTCGAGGCGGTGTGCCTGCCGGGCACGAGCAGGGCACCTCCGACGGTGATCGGCAGCGCGCTGTCTGTCTCGGTGGCCAGCGCGAGCGACACCGACCGGTAGTGGACTCCTGCGTGCGCCGTGTCGGTCTCAACGGCTTGTTCCAGCAGGACCGCCTTGGTTACGGAGCCAGGCAGCCCAGTGTCGTTCTCGACGGCCTGCGCGAGAGGCACTGCCTTGGCGACGACCAGCTGGTGGCTGGTGTCGAGTTCGGTGGCGAGTGCGAGCGGCACCACGTGCACGGGCTCGCCCGCGTGCGCGGTGTCGGACTCGACCGCCAGGTCGAGGGTGACGACGATCCCGCCGGCCGGGTCGACGTCGGTGAGCACGATGTCGACCCAGTAGTTGCCGCCGTTGAACGACCCGTCGGGGTACGCCACAGCGCCGGTCTTGAACGTGCCCTGGCCGCCACCGTCTGCGGCACCGGTGTTCGGCGCGGTGAGGATTCCCTGGACGACGCCGCTCTCGCCAGGCCCGCCGGTAGTCCAGTAGCCGCCGCTCGCGACGTAGTGCGTGGGCATGTGCGCCACGACCTTGTACCGCACGCCGACGGTGAGCTGCACGGGCGTGATCGCTGAGGACTGCCAACCTGTCCCCGACGCCGCTGGCGAGGTGACCTCGGCCAGCACAGTGCCAGCGCTTGAGGAGTCGACCCGGTACAACCTCAGGTTGTCCGCGTTGACGTTCGTCGTGCCTCGCCACCAACGCAGATGTGTGACCCACGCGGTGGTGCTGACGTAGAACTCGGTGCCGACGTTGAGCGCGACGCCGTCGTCGAACGAGGAGAACGGGCCGTCGGTGGCAGGCCAGATCGAGTAGTCGGTCACCGCGCCCCCTCCGGTCAGGCTGCGCGGGCCAGCCCGGCTGCGTTGACCTCGGCGACGAGGTTCGTGCCGTCGGTGGTGGCGACGAAGTCGAACGCCACCAACGGAATCAGCGCGGCGTCGCCTGGGGTTGTGGTGTCCGGGTCGTAGGCGACGACGAGCTTGCCGAGGCTGTTGTTCGCCGCGCCACCAGCAGAGGACCAGGTCTGGTCAGGGACGTCGATGTCGACGCGGTTGTTCGTGTTGTCCTGCGTGATGGTGATACTGCTGGTGATGGACTTCCTGGTGTAGTTGGTGAAGTCCGCCTCGTCGCTGGCGCCAGCGAGCAGCGCGGCGACGTCGGCGTAGTCGGCGAGCACGTCGTCGGAGACGAGGCCCGCCGACTTGAGCAGCAGCACCACGAGGCCGTCGTTCGCCGCGGGCAGCCCGAAGTAGTGCCGGATGCTCCCTTTGGCGACGTTGAAGACGATCGGTGCCACAGTCGCCTCCTCAGGCGTCCAGCGCCGCGACCATCACGCCCGTCGGCGTGGTGCCCGTGTAGTTGACGTGCACCGTGCCGTCCGTCTGGCGGTGCTCCAGGCCGACCGGGATCAGCCGGTACTCCCCGGCGGGAATGGTGACCGAGGTGTCGGAGATGGTCAGCGCGCCACGGCCGATCGTGCCCGGCGTCGGGATCGTCACCGTCAGGGACGCGTCGTCGCCGTTGAGCACGTAGAGGAACCGGTGTGCCTTGTAGGTGAACGAGTTGCCGTCGGTGATCTCAGCCGCGCTGTCGACGGCTGCTGGGCTTGTTCCCGTGGGTGCCAGCTCCGTCGCCGTCAGTGGTTGCCTCGCCATCAGGTTCCTCGCTCGTGTTCGGGCCAGCAACGCTGGCGTCGGGGGCGCTCACTGCGCCGTCGTGGTTCTCCGGGACCGCGTCCGCCGGAGGCGGCGGAGCGTCGTCGTCCTGCGCAGGTGCGGAGTTTTCCGAGGACTCGTTCGGTTGCGTGCTTCCTGCGAGGCGCCACTCGCTGTTGCCTTCCAGCACCAGCACGCCGATCCGGGTGTCCTCGTGGCTGCCGTCGATCGGCGTGACCCGTTCGACCACTTCGCCGTTGACCACGCGTTCGTAGGTCGTCACGTGCATGCGCCTTTCGCTGTGACCGCAGGCCCGTGCCCGGCTGGACTACTCCCCAGCCGGGCACGGGCGTGCCGTTGTTGGGTCAGCTGACGATCGCCAGCGGGCACTTCGCCACGCCGGTCTGCGTACCGGTCGTCGCCGGAGCCGTGCCGGCCAACGCGGAACCGAACGTGAAGCCGAGCGCCTTCGATCCGGTGTGGACGGCGGCCGAGGCGGTCACGATCGGCGCGCAGCCGATCAGCGTGTTCACCGTGGTCGCGGTCATCGAGGTGGCAGCGATGTACCAGCCGTCCTTCTCGATCTTCACCGGAGCGGACAAGGCCAGTTTCTTCGCCGTGTTCGCCGCCCACGCCGCGCTGCCCTGGTCGGCGGACTGCGCGAGCAACGCGCCGTCGGGGTCGTACAGGGCGTGGAACCAGTTCGTGATGGTCGCAGCGGCGGTGTTGCCGGACACGAACGTCAGGTTCGTGACGACGTCGCCCTTGCGCAGGAACACACGCGTGCCGATCGCGACGCCGGTGGCCGTGGCGGCGAGGTCCGACGTGCAGTTGTAGACCGGGATGTTCGACCGGACGAACAGGTCCTGGTCGACCCCGGGCAGGGCGTTGTAGGGGAAGTCGAGGGCGGGCGAGTCCGTGAGGACCCGCGGGTACCGGCCGTGGGTCGTCACTTCGCGTCCTCCTTGTGGTACTTCGCGACGAGCTGGTCGCGGGTCATGTCGTTGGCGTCCACCGCCGCCATTCCGTCGTACTTGGTGGCGTACTCGACGAAGTCGGCCTTGGACGCGGACTTGTTCGGCGGCTTCGGCTTGTCGCCCTCACCACCCGCGTTCTTGGCCGCGGACTGTGTTGCCAACTCCTCCGAGCCGACGGGCGCGGGCTGCGTGGGCTCTGGCGCCTTCACCCCGCTGCCTGCGACGGCCTCCGGGGCGACCGCCCTCGATGCGGGCGTGCCCGGTGCTGCCGTGTCCTTGTCGAGCTTCGCGTCCTCTGCGGACTCGACCTTCTCGACCGTGTAGCCCTTGCGCTGGAAGTAGGCCAGCGCACGGTTCGGCTGCGGCAGCGACGTTGCTCCGTCAGTTCGCTCGGCGTCCGGGTCGACGGTGAGCAGCGCCTGTCCCTGGGAGAACACGACGTTCGCGACGGTGCCGTTGAAGCCCGCCACAGGTGCGGTGATCTTGTACTGCGTCATCGTGGCCAACTCCTCTCAGGCGACCTTGACGTTGCGGAGCACGCCGCAGGACTTGGTGTTGCGCAGGACCATCGCGCCTGGGCCGATCTCGATCTCGCCGGACTTCACCGCGCCGGGCTGGGACCAGTCCGGCATGAAGGTCTCGACGAGCGGCTTGCCCGCCATCGCCGCGCCGTGGAACGAGTCCAGGCCGAAGCTGACGGCGTACAGGTCGGTGAGGCTGGTGATGTTGCCGCCCGCGCCGCCGCCGTCCGGGTCGCGCGTCTCGATCGGGATGATCGGGGACGCGGAGACCGCCTTGTCGCCGAGGTCCACGAGGGTCCACGGCCCGTAGGACTCGATCTGACGGCCCAGGTCGTCCTTGGTCTGGGTGTACTGCCCGGCCCACCGTGCGAGCGCCCGCATGCGGGTGATGCTCTTGGTGTTGCCCAGGATCGCGCGGCGACCGGCGGGAAGCCCGCCCGGTGCGCCGAGGTCGCCGCCGCCGACACGCGACGGCACCAGGGTGGACAGCCAGTCGTCGACGATGTCGAGCTGGATGTTCGCCTTGGCCTGGGTGTCGATCGCACCAGGCGACCAGTCCGCGTACGAGATGCCGCTGGAGTTCGGCACGTACTCGGTGGTCGAGCCGGTGAGGAGCTTGTCGAGACCGTCGAAACCGTTGGCGTCAACGGCGACGTCACCGTTGATGATCTCTTCCTGCAGCCGGATCGTCGCGCCGGTCATCAGTTCCTGCATCTGGAATGTGACCTCGTTGGTCTGCGCCGGACCCAGCGAGCGCAGAACGCGGTCGATGGAGAACGCGCCACCGAACGGCTTGAGCGTGACGCTCCTCTGCTCGCGGACCGCGGAGTCGACGGAGTACTCGGTGTTGAGCGCTCGGAACTGACCGGAGCGCGGGGTCTTGAGCAGGGTGTAGCCGTAGATCAGCGAGGCACCACCCGTGCCAGGCGTCGCGGTGTCGTCCCACACGATCTGGTCCCACAGCCAGGAGTACTGGCGCAGGTTGCGGATGACCGCGTGGTCGATGTCAGCGCGGGCGTTGATCTCCGCCTGCGCAAGGGTGATGGGCATGCGCCCCTCCTTTAGGTGCGGGTCATGGTTTTGGCGACGGCGGCGTGCAAGCTGCCCGTGCGCTCGCCCGTGCTGGTGCCGCCGTTCATGTGTTCGGAGCCGGACTTCTTCGGCTTCGGTGCCTCGCGGGCGTAGCGGGTCGGGTTGTCCTTGACCCGCTGCTTGATCAGCGCGGCGAGGTCGTCCGCGAACGACTTGTCGGTGGCGTCAAGCTCACCGACCTCCTTGAGGAACTCGCGGGAGTCGAGCAGCGCGCTGGGGTCGGCGCCGTGCTTGTCGGCGGCCTTCCACACGGCGAGTTCCTGACGGGCGTTGTCGCGCTCGGAGTTGGCCTTCGTGACATCCGCAGTGAGCTGCTCCTGCAGCTTCGCCGGGTCGACGTCCTCGCCCTTCTTGAAGCCGAGGGCGATGGCGATCTTTTCGAGCTGCTGCTTCGTGGACTCCTCCGCCGCGGAGGCCTTCGCGCGGTTGTCCGCTGCTTCCTTGCGGAGCTCGCGGATCAACTTCTGTGCAGCGGCAGGAAAGTCCTTGACTTCCTTGGGCTCCGGCTTCGTGTCTTGGCCGGACTTGCCGTCGTTCTGCGTCCCGTCGGCGCCCTGACCGGAGTTCGTTTGGCCGGTGCCATCGTTCGGCTTGTCCTGCTGCTGGCCGGAGTCACTCCCGCCAGCGGTGTCCGCCCCGTCGCCACTGGTGTCGCCGCCCTCGTCGGGGGCGCCACCGAGCACAGGCCAGATCGGGCCACGGGAGCCGATGCCGATTGCCTGCAAGCCGGTGAGCGGGTGGACAGGAAGTTGGTCGCCGGACGCGTCAGGCGTCCCGAGCGTGGTCGAGCGCATGTGCCCTCCAGGGGCAATCTGGGCCGGGTCAGCCGGCCGCGGGGTGTAGCGGTTGGATCTGCCGCTGCGATAGCCCGGTGTGACCAGACGAATCGGAGCGGTAGCAGTGGGGCTGCTGGCGGCTGTGGTGGCCGGCTGTAGCAGCACGGGAGGCGGAGCAGTGCCGACTACGGGCGGGCCGACGAGCAGCAGCGCGGTACCGGACACGGCGGCGTTGGAGCAGCAGGTGCGCGCCTACTCGACGGCGTTCCTCGCCGGTGACGGCAACGCCGCGTATGAGCTGCTTTCTCAGCGCTGCAAGGAACGCAACACACGGCCGGACTTCGTGCGCCTCGTGCAGCAGACCGCGACGCTGTACGGGCCGCAGGAGATACGATCTTTGAAGGTCGATCAGGCGTCGGGGGATCTCGCCCGCGTGACCTACACCTACGACAAGGCCGAGCTGGATCAGCGCGGCGAACCGTGGGTGCGTGAGTCAGGCGTGTGGCGGATCGACGACTGTTGACCAGGTGGGCCCCAGCCGCGGTCGGGGCTGGCTGGGGCCCACCCATACTCTCCGAACCGTCGCCGCCAGCCAGTTCGGGAGCGTCCTATCTGGCGACGCCGATCAGTTCGCGTTGTGGCTGCCGTTTCGCCGATGTCGACTCGACGTGTGCCCGGATCGCAGCCTGGCCTGCTCGCACGTCGGCGGCTGCCTTGGCTTTGGCGTCCGGGTCGATCGCGGCCTCCTCGCGCCGCTTGGCCGCTCGCACGTCCCGTTCGAGTGCCCGTAGCTTCTGCCGGTCCTTGTCGCCCTGCTCGTCACGCGTGTGCGTGATCGGCTTCGTCACCCCGGCCAGGTAGGCGCTGAGCGAGTGCCGGCAGTTCGGATGCATCAACCCGTCGCCGACTGCCTCGTCGACCGAACCCGCGACGTCGACGCGCACCATGCGGCCGTCGATCGTCGCATGTTCCACCTCGACCGTGCGCCGCCCTCCAGGCCCGTTGCGGGCCAGTACCTTGCCTTCCCATGGACGGCAGCGGGCGCACTCCTGAGGCGCGTTCGACACGATCACCAGATCGAGGCCACGGTCACCGAGCCGGTCCAGGTGGCCCTGCACCGCAGCCTGCGCGGTCGTCGTGCGCACCGCCATCTCCACATAGGAGGCCAGCTCCCAGTCGCGGCCAGCCCGGTCGGTGAATCCGCTGATCCCCTTGCCCAGCAGGTCATCCAGCGCCCGCTGCGCGGTGCGCACCCGCGTGTCGGTGCCCTGCAGCGTGCCGGTCGCCACCGTGCGGGCGACGACACCGCGGTAGATGTCGGCCGTCTCCCGCACGATCCGCACATGCGTGCCCCGCGTGCGTGTCACGAGCGACCACACCAGCCGCTGCACCGCGGCGCTGCCTGGCAGCTCCGAGCGCACCGCCGCGAGCTCACCAGCACGTGCACCCCCCAGGCGGGCAAGTTCCTCGAGCGCGGCTTCACCGCCGCGCGTGTACGCAGCGGTGACGAGTTGGTCGATCGTGCCGAGACTGTCGCCAGCGAGCTTGGCGACGAGCTGTTCAGCGAACCGGCGCAGTGCGCCGAGCTGCAGCAGCTTGCGGTCCGCCCAGTCCGGCTTGGAGATGTCCGCGCGGAGCAGGATGCCGATCTGCCCGGCGAGCCGGGTTTCGGCGGCGGCGTACAGCTGGACGAGCGTGGCGGCGAGGTCCTCGGCGAGCGTGCGGTCGACCGGCATCAGGTCTCACCTCACGCCTCAGACTGCTCGCCGCCCGCGCCCTGCTCGTCCTCGCCCTGCTGTGGCCGGTTGACCACGATCTGCCCGCCCGTGAAGGTGTCCGGGTTCTCGACTGGCGGCCCTTCGATCGCCTTGACCTCCTTGTCGACGCGCGTCTTGTCCCAGTCCGGGTGGACCATTTCGACCTTCGTCCGTGTCGACACCGCGGCGGCCGCGTCGAGCAGCTGCACGGTGCGCGCCACCGTTTCGAGGTCCTCCGCGACACCGTCTGGCCACTCGATCTCAGGCTCGTCGACGTCGGAGGAGCCTCCGAAGTGCGCGTAGTCCAGCTGCAGCAACACCGACGACATCTCGACTAGCGCCGGCGACCAGTAGAGCGTTTTGTGGCCACGCGTGAGGTAGGTGTCCTCTTGATCGGCCGCAACCTCGGTCGCGGTCTTCAAGCCTCCCTGGGTCTGGAACCCGAAGGTCTCGCCGCTGTACCCACAGTCCTGCACGATCGCTTGGGACAGCTCACGCGCGGTGCCCAGGTGCTCCTCGAAGCGGATCGCGAACTGCGCCACCGTGATCGGCGTTTGGCTGCCGGGCTGCGGCAGCATGCTGAGCGCCGAGTAGACCTCGCGCTCCGGATCCCACGACGCACCTCGACCGGGGCCGTTGTTCTGCAGGTACGCGTCCGGGACGACGATGCGTCCCTTGGCGAGCCGAATGTCGCGGAGCAGCGACGTCCACACTTCGTCGAGCGCATCGAGCATCGGCTCCGCGCCGGCGATGTCCGCGCGGCCGAGCTCGCACGCGGCCGGGATCTTGCGCCAGTACTTGTTGGGCCTCATGTTGGGCACGTACCGGACCGTCAGATCCTTGATCAGGGTCTCGATGCGGTCGCCGTCCTCGACCACGTCCACGTACTCGGTGGTCTCCGCATGCTCGTTGAGCGGGATCCTGCGGCCGAGATGATCCGGGGTGCCTTCGTAGAGGCCGTGCAGGATCGCGCCCGGTTCGTGGCGTTCGAGGTGCCGGATGACCCGGTTGCCGTCGTCCTCCAGCACGCGCCAGAACGAGCACGCGGTGAGCTTGCCGCCCTGCCACTGTGGAACCGCTGCGTCCGCGTAGGTGGTGTGCATCCACGGCTTGTTGGAGATGTCGGAGTTCCACAGCGCCCGCAGGTACACGCCGCCGTGGCCGGCGCAGAGTTCGCCGGCTTCAAGGAGTGTGGCGCGGAAGCTGTGGCCGAGCAGTTCGTCGAGCCGGTCCTGGGTGGCCGTCTGTTTGGCCTTGAAGGTGGGCGGTTCGGAGAACAGCAGCTTCGACGACTTGGCCGCGATGTCGGAGGCGAGCGGGATGTGGAGCTTGGCGCGCTGCTCGCCGAGCGGAATCGGGGTACCCCAGAACCAGCGGGCAAGCCGGCCGACGACGCCACCGCGGTACTGGCTGGGGTGGTTGCTGAGCCGGTTGCGGCTGACCGAGTCGTAGCCGTGGGCGTAGGTGCTGCCGTAGATGTCGGCTAGGTGGTCAGGGTCTCCGGTGTACCAGGCGTCCCAGGAGTCGATACGGGCGAAGACGGGGTCGAGCTGGCGTGGTGGCCAGGCGGTGTTTCCGCCTTCGGGGAGCGGCACGGCTCACTCCCTTCGTCAAGCAGGCGTTGGAGTTCTGCGTTGGCGGCAGCAAGGGTGTGGAGTTCCCGTTGTTGTTCGACGAGGCGTTCTCGGTGGTAGCCGATGACGCAACCGTGCGCCGTCTGCTGAGCCTCGATGACATCGCCGATGTAGCGCAGTCGGTCGTTCGGCTCCATGGCGTTGAATCGGGCGAGCCACTGGCCGGGGTTCGGCCAGCACGCCGGGTTCACGGGCGTGTCGTCCTCACCTGCGCGCAGCCGGATCAGATCGAGCGTCGTCTGGTGCAGTGCCTTGTCGGTCACGTGCGCTCCTACTCGTCGACCTCGATGCGCACGAGCTGGTCGACGGACACGCCGAGTTCGACGAGTCCGTTGAGGACCTGCTCGATGTGCTCGTCCGGCACGTCGTGCACGTACGGCTTGAGCTGGACGGCGAGTTCCGCCTGGTTGGCGAACCTGCGTCGCTTCACCACGTGCAGTCTCCGATCACCCAGTGCCACGTGCCGCCGGCGGGCGGAACGGGCTTGCCCTCGACAGTGCGTTCGCCGGGCTGTTCACGCACGCAGCCGCCGTCATCGGCGAGCGGGTGGAAGAACAGACCGGTCGGGTTCGTGACGCAGAGACCGACCCGGTTGGGGTCGGTGGCGTCGACCTCGGTGACGGTCGCGGCGCGGCAGGTGGGCGGGAACTTGCCGTCCAGCGAACCCCGGCTGACGTAGTGGACTGACGCGCCCACGGCGGGCGGGTACGGCGGAGGAACCTCAGTGGACAGCAGATTTGTCATGCTGGCGAGTCCTCCTTGACCGCGACCGCGATCGGGTACTGGGCGAGCATCTCCGCGAGCCGCGTCCAGCTGTCCGCCACGTACGTGAGCGCCTGAGCGCGCTCAGGGGGGATGCACTTCTCCGCCTGCTCCAGTACTGCCGCCGCCCGGTTCGCGGCTTCCTGCGGGGTCACGCAGAACCTTGAGGTGCCGAAACGGCCACAGGGGTGAAGTCGAGGTAGTACTGCTGGCCGAGTTCGAACTGGACGTTCGGATTGTCGACCGTGATCTCCAAGCTGCCACTCGGCGTGTACTTGGCGTACCGCTGATCCTCCGGCAGGTCAGCGTCGTACACGGCCTGGAACCTGTAGGTCCGGACGCCGTCGGCGACGTTGTAGGAGCTGCGCGTCTCGCTGATGCACATGAACTTCGCGCGGGTTGTGATCATGCTGCTTCCTCCATCGGTTCCAGCAGCTGGCCACGCCAGACCGCTTCCGTCGTGTAAATCGCGTACCGGCCGGCGTCGAGCGAGTGGTCCTCCGCCTTGATCGGCGCGTCCTCGCCCTTCTCACCCTTCTTCGGGTCCCAGCTGTAGCCACCGATCTCCTCGGTCCAGCCCTTGCACGACCGGTGCACCCGGAACTGGTCCATCGCGATCAGCGACGACACCGTGCGGATGCCGTCCACCACCGCGTTGTTCGCCAACGTCGGCGTCAGCGTCTTGTCGGCGTACAGCTGCGTCACGAACGACTTCGCCGACGGGTCCACCACCGTCCACTCCGGATGCACCCGGAGCCCGGTCAGCCACGCGGTGAGGCGCTGGCTGTACTCGGAGTCGGTCAGCGGCCGGTGCGAGGCCTTGCTGTCGTAGCGCCACTCGTGCGCCAGGTACAGGCGCTTGTCGACACCCAAGCCGAGCAGGAGTGCGGCGAACGGGTTCGTCGTGCCGTAGTCGATGCCCAGCGCGATCCAGCGGGTCATCGTGGGCAGGATGTCCACGATCATCTTGTCGGACCAGGCGTCGTACACGGCGCCCTCGGCGAGGCACCACTCGCCCTTGATGAACCGGCGGAACCACAACCCGACGTACTGCCGCTTGAGCCGCGCAACGTAGGCCGGCTCCAGCGATGGGTTGTCGGCGAGCTGGAAGTGCCAGTGCCGCATGCCGACGTCGGCGGCCTTGAGGATGAAGTTCTTCCGCAGCCAGTGACCCGGACCGTCAGGGTTCGTCGTGGCCATCAGCTTCGCGCCCGGTACGCGGAGTCGGGACAGCAGCATCATCCAGAACCCGACCGGCACGAGCGTGGCCTCGTCGACGTACGCGAGTGCGATGGTCATGCCTCGGATGCGGTCCTCGGCGCGGATGTCGTTGGCGCCGATGATGTGGACGGTGCGGCCGAGGATCGTGGCGGTGTTCGCGCCGCGGGTGTGGTGGACGAACGCGGCGAACGGGCCGAACAGCAGCGGGGACTGCAGGGGCTCGATCAGGTTCCGCTCGATGGTGTCCTTCGTCTTGCCCATGATCACGATCAGGCCGTGCGACGGGGCGACGGTGATCGCGATCAGGAACGCCAGCAACGAGGCGATCGTCTTGCCGGACGACACCGCGCCGGACCAGAGCGCGATCTGCGGCGTCTCCTGCGCGCGGACGACGCTGCGGATCTGCTTGGGCGACAGGATCTTCGTGATGCGCTGAAGATCAATCGTCGGCGGCATCATCGGCGACGCCCTCGTCGTCGAGCTGGTCCGCGACCGCCTTCAAGCCGGCGAACAGCTGGGACACCATGCTGCGCGCGCCCTCGGCACCACCGTCGGTGTCGTGGTGATCGAGCCGCATGGAGGCGGTGAGCGCCACCGAGCAGGCGTTCATGATGTCGCGCTGGTCCTTGAACAGCGGCCGGTCAACCTGCTTGCTGTTGTAGGTGTGGTCCTTGCCGCCGAAGCTGTGAATTGTCGTTGGTGCCCACAGCTGCAGGCGCAGCCTGTCGGCGTCCTCAAGCAGGGCAAGCATCATCTGCGCGCGGCGCTTCTTGGCGTCTGCTCGCATCGCGTCGGTCGCGGCGGCGACCTCGGGGCCGCGTTCGAAGGAGAGGCCTTCGGCTGCGGCGTGGTTGCTGATGGTCGATCCGGAGCGGTTCATCTCGCGGGCAATGTCGTTACGGGACATGCCCTCGGCGTGCAGTTGGTGGAGGCGGGCGGTGTCGTCGTCGGTCCATTCGTTGCCCACGGCGCACCCCCGCTCGCGTGTGGGTGGCCGCAGCCGTCGGTTCCGGCCGCCGCGTGGGGCGTGCCCACACCGGGTGGCGGCTGCGGCCTGTCTCCCGCACCCCTGCAGGGGAGTGGTCCCGGCGGGATTTGAACCCGCGACCCAAAGGTGGGCGTTCTCCGCAGTCGAGTTCTTCGCTCTACGGAAAGCGCCGCACCCCTGCTCTGCCGAACTGAGCTACGGGACCAAGCACGAAGCCCCAGCCGCTTCGCACGCGGCTGGGGGCTTCGTGGTGGTGCCAGGCCCTGGCGGGCGGGCACCTTTCATCACTGTGGACAGGACCTCAAGGGGTCCTTCTTGATGAAGATTCCTTTGGCGAGTCCAGCGTCCGCCATATGACGCTGTGCCTCGGTGGCGGTCAGGATGGTCGATCCACGGGTGTCGAGCTGGTGTGGACACAGCTCTGGCTGGCGAAAGCGTCACACAGCCTGTGACCTGCGGTCAAGCAGACTCGCGTAAGTGGTCGCTGCGGTGGTCGCCACGCCGGTCGAGGTACGCGGTGATCTCGCCGAGGTCGTAGCCGCGGCCCTTGGAGATCAGGTTGCGGTACTTCCAGTTGCGTACGGCGCTGTCGCTGACGTTGTAGCGCTCGTCGCCGGTGCGCTCGTACTCCTGCCTGAGCGCGAGCATCACGAGGTCCAGCGGCACGCGGTCAGCCACGGTAGTAACCCCCCTCTGCGAGGCGTGACAAGACGAGTTCGAGAGTCACCCCGGATGGGCTGGAGTCGTGCCACACGCCATGCAGTCGTAGGCCTCGTAGCCTCTCGTCCCGATCAACGAGGTAAAGAGACCGCCCGAACACGGTGCACAACCCGCGGCGAGGTGAAACGTTCATTCCGACGCCTGCGATGCGGAGCATCGGACGCACCACCTCGTTCAGCGCACGCGGGATGCTGTCCGTGACGAGAGCGAAAGCCGCTCGATCCGGGCTGGCTGCGATGATCCGCAGGAAGTCCACCAGCCGCGATTCGAGCCCGGACTGCTCACGCCCGGCGCTCATGACGCTCCTTCTGCTCGGCGAGACGTTGCAGATCAAGCCCGTTGTAGAGCCGGTGTCCGCCCCCCGAGCACGGCTCGCTGCACCGACCGCCCCGCGCGGTCTGGAACACCGTGCCCGCGCACCCAGGCGTGAGACACGACCCGAGCGGTTTCGGTGGTGCGTCGTGCGCCTGCCGGCATGTCTGCGCGTGCAGCTGCTTTACGACCAGCACGAACTGGTCGCCCCACGTCTGCCAGGTGCACCACTCGGCGTTGATTCGCAGGTAGCGGGCCAGGCTCGGCACTGTGAGCAGCGGTCGGCTGTCCGGGTGGTCGTCGTCGACCCGCCGAGACCACACGTACCGACCGATCTGGCTCAGGCTGCCCAGGATCGACAGCGTCGCCTCGTGCGGGTCGTCGTCCGTGCCGTTGCCGTCGACGTGGCTGCGGTAGTCGAGTGCGACGAGCTTGTCGAGGTTGAGCGGTTCGCGTGGCCCGTAGCCGCCTGCGCGGGGGAGGCCGTCGAGGACGCTGCGGCTGGGAAGGAGGCCGACGGTGCCGATGATGATGACGTGGTCCTGGATCTCGTCGAGCCGGCGCCAGGTGTCGCGGACGCAGAGCGGGCAGGCCCAGCGCAGCGTGGTCGATTCGCGGTGGCAGACGCGGCAGGCTGTCGTGGCCATGGCGTCACTCGTCGAGGTTGCGGAGGCATTCGGCGGCCTCGGTGTGTCCAGCGGCCGTGAGGAGGTCGGCGTAGTGCGCTCGGATTTCGCCGGCGCGTCGGTCGACGAGTGTGGCGACAGCTTCTTCGAATGCCGGGTCGTTGACCAGGTCGTCGATCGAGGTGCCTTGGGTGGGTTCGTGCAGCTCAGCCATGGTGCTCCCCTGCGGCCTGGGGTTGGCTAGTTGATCTGCGGAATATAGGTCCTTTCGCACGTAAGTTCTATTCCATCCGCAGGTGTCTGGGTGGGTTGTTACCGCGGCCAGGAATGGGCAAGTCGAATGCGGAAATGAACGCGACCGCTATAAATGTCAGCAATACGAGACCTGTCGGTGTCGACACCCCGGCGAGTAGCTTGAGCAGGATCTAGTCGTGCAGACATACTCAAGCCGGGACTGGCCGTACAGAGGGGAGCCCGCCGTGGCGTTTCGATGCTTGGCGACCGAATCGTGCAAGGACGGATACACCTGCCCCAGCATCTGGGTCGACGACGCCGACCCAGAGCACGTCGTGGTAGTCGGCCAGCTGATCGATCCAGGCCCAGACGTTCCGATGGCCGACGGCGAGCGCGCAGTGCGACTCCGCCGAGACACCGTCATCCGCGCCAACCTGGCGTAAAGCGCATGGACCTCAAGGATGTAGCTCGCCTCTTCGAGCAGTCAGCGAAGTCCGCGTTCCGTCTGGAGACGCTCCCGACCTACCTCGTGCCGCAGGAAGAAGACGCGCTCGCCGCATGGCGAGCCGGAGACCGGCGCCTGGACACACCCCAGGACAGCCCCTGGCTCGCCCGAATCAGGGCGAGCACCAACACCGGCTACCAATGGTCACGCGTCCACGTGCTGGACTACCCGCTCACCGAATACAGCGAGTTCGAGCTGTTTGGCTACCAAGCGCTGGTGGCGGCCGGCGAGCAGGTCTACGTCGCAGACCGCGCCGACTCTCCCGAGTTGGAGCAGCTGCGCGAGGACTTCTGGGTCCTCGACGACGCCACCGTCATTCGCATGATCTACGACGCCAACGGCCGGTTCCTGCAACCGGAACTCGTCGACGACATCGACCCCTACCTCGAAAGCCGGGACGTCGCGTTGCGTCACAGCGAGCCTCTCGCCGTTTACCTGGCGCGGCGCGAGCCGCGGCTCATCGCATGAACCCCACGCCGGACGACAAGGCGAGGCTCGCGTCGACGCTCAAGAATCTCCGCGTCGACGCCGGACTCTCGACGACCAGGCTCGCTGGCGTGTTGGGCTGGTCGCAGTCGAAGGTCTCGAAGACCGAGACAGGGCGCACCATGCCCGCGCCGGACGACGTGGCCGCGTGGTGCCGCCAGGTCAACGCGCCCGCCGGGGTGCGCGAGGAGCTGGTCGAGATCGCCGCAGCGGCCGCGGCTCAAGCCACGGAGTGGCGTCGCGAGCTGGCGCCCGGCCGTCGTCGCAAGCAGGACGACATCCGGCGCATGGAGCACAAGGCGTCGGTGATCCGGGTCTTCGCGCCGGACGTGGTCGTCGGTCTCGCGCAGACCAGGGCGTACGTGGAGAAGATGTTCCGGCTCGGCCGCAAGATCGGGCCTGTCGACGAACCGGCCGAGGATGTGATCAACGCACGTCTCGCACGCGCTGAGGTGCTCGACCGCACGGACAAGGTGTTCGTCCTGCTGATGGGCGAGTTCGCGCTTCGCCGGACCCTCATCCCCGCCGAGGAGATGCGGGCACAGATCCAGTGGCTGATCGAACTGTCACATCGGCCGAACATCGACGTCGAGGTCATCCCGTTCGCGGCCGAGGAGAAGGTGCACCAGTACAACGGGTTCGCGATCTTGGGTGACCCGGATGTCGACGATGAGGCGATCGTGCTCGCCGAGACTCTGACGCGCGGTCTGAGCATCCGTTCGAGTGAAGAGATCCGGGAGTACATCGAGCACTTCGACGCCCTTCGTGTCGCCGCTATTCGGGGCGATGAGCTGCGGGAATTCCTTCAGGAGGTCATCGACGGGCTCCCCAGGTGATTCCTCACGGCCTTGCCTAGTCTTGCTCTTCATTTGAAGTCGCGACTAACCTCGTTGGCGACATACGCGCCATAGCGAGCACGACGACCGAGGGAGAGCGGATGAGCGGCCAGACAACCTCAGGGCCGGCCGACGCCGAGCCCGTCTACACCCTCAAGGAGATCGCGCGGCCCTTGCGGGTGAGCACCGCCACCCTGCGGCGCCGGATCGCTTCAGGCGAGCTCGACGCGTTCCGGGTGGGACGCGGCCTGCGTGTCACCGAGTCGGCGCGCGACGCCTACTTCGAGCGGATCGGCTACAAGCCGCAGCGGGCGCAGGTGACGACGTGACCATCACGGTGAACTGCGCGATCACCAGCGACGTCACCAGGCACCGCGCCTGGAACACCGGCAGCGGCAACGGCGAGGTGTGGCGCGTCTCCTGGAACCCCAGCCAGGCCTACACCCACGAGCAGGCCATCACCGCCATGTACATCGCCGAACTCGTCGGCAGCAACTACGCCAGCCCCCAGGACGGCATCACCTCCCTGCCCGGCTGGGCGATCGAGCTCGGCCTGACCGCCAGCGACGCCGTGCGGCTCCTGCTCAACCACCAGTCCTGGGGCTACGCCGTCCGCCACAGCACGCTGCCGTGGCAGCACAAGTCGCTCCTGCTGCTGCTCGGCACCTACCTGGACACCGACGGCACCTACCACCGCCCCGCCGCCAGCGAGATCTCGGACGTTGCCGGTCTCGGCGAGCAGGACACCGTCGATCTGCTCATGGAACTCGAAGCCGCGGGCTGGTTCTCCTGGCACACGGTCACCGGCACGGACGTCAACGGCCGATCGGCGCAGGACAGCTTTGCCCCCGTCCACACGGGACCCGCGCCTCCGCCACCCGCCGAGGCGATCTGACTACCCACTAGCCGACGAGCACGAGGGGACACACCATGCCGAACCTGGACGAGATCAGCGACGAGGAAGCCGAAGCCGGCGCGCTCACCGCCATGTGGGGACAGCTGGAGGCGTTCGCCGCCCGCTCCGGCCTGGACCTGCGGGCGGAAGTCCTTGAGGACCTCACGGACGAGGAATTCGCCGAGGCGCAGCGGACCGTCGCGTTCATGCGCGCAGGGTTCGAGGGGTAGCGCCATGCCGGTCACCGCTACCCAGGCCGCACAGCTCGCGCCCGGCTGGGAGACCACCTCGTACCACGAGGCCGGCCACGCCCTCGCGGCGCTCGAACTCGGCTTGCCGGTGCACCAGGTCAGCCTCCGCTACGAGCGCCGGTTCCTGCGATGGGCCGTGGTCGGGCAGACCGCGGTCGCACCGCCCGGTCACACGATCGAGGTCGACGAGACCCGCGAACTGCTGTTCACCGTCGCGGGCATCGAGGCCGAGGCGCAGTGGCTCGTCTGGCGCGACAACATCGACTTCCCGCAGGAACGCCGCCTGGCCGAGTCGAACCCGGTGAACCAGGCCGGGGACATGGCCGAGATCGCAGCGTGCCTGCCCGCCGCCACCTTCACCTACGCCGAGGCCCAGCAGTGGGCGTTCAACCTGTTCGCCATCCACTGGCACACCGTCTCGACCATCGCCCAGCGGCTCCGCGACACCGGGCACATCACCGGCCGCCAGCTCGCCCACCTCGCCTGAGCAAGGAGACCAGCGCCATGCCCCGAACTCTGCCTTCCGAGTTCACCGCTGACGAACTCGACGCGATGCGCGACTGGCTCGACGACGCCTGCCGTCAGTCCCTCGCCGACGAGGGCTTCACCGTTGACGACCTCGACGACGAGGACGTCCTGATCGGCATCAACACCCACCACATCGACGGCATCCGGGGATTCCTCAACCTCTTCCACGACGAGGACTGACCCAGCCCCGAGCAAGGAGACCCGCCTGTGAACACCGCCCAGCCTGTCAAGCCGCCCCGAGCACCGGGCTTCTGGTGGGCCCTCGCCGGCTTCGGCCTGGGCTCCCTCGTCTCGGTCGGCTTCAACCTCCAGTCCGCCTGGCTCCCCGCCGCCGAACACGGACCGAACTGGTCGCCGAGCCTCGCTTCCCAGGCCGCCGCCGTCGTGTGGCCGCTGACGCTCATCGTCAGCGTCGAGGTCCTCTCCCGCGTCACCTGGCCCGACGGCAACGGCTGGAAGCTCGTCCGCTTCAGCGGCATCCTCGCCGTCGCCCTCGGCTCCGCAACCATCTCCTACGGCCACATCTACGAGGTCCTCATCGCCTGGGGCTACGACCGGCACCAGGCGATCGTCGGCCCGCTCGTCGTCGACGGCCTGATGCTCATCTCCGGCTTCGCCTTGGTCGCGCTCGGGAGGGCCGCCCGCGACGCGCTCCACGTCTCCCAGGAGGCCGTCGCCGAGCCTCCCGCAGTGCCCTCCCGCACCCCTGTCGTTCCTCGCCGCCCCGTCCCCTCAGGTGGCGAGGAACCCGCCGTCCCGGTCGCGTCCATCCCCCCGACCCCCGCGACCGGGACGGCACCTCAGGAGGCCTCCCAGCTTCGTCCTGAGGAGGCCTCCCAGGCGGCTCCCGAGGAGGCACGCGCCGCCCTCCATCTCGTGCAGACCAGGCGCGTCAGGAAGACCTCCCGGAAGACCTCCCGCACCGACGTCAGCAACGAGGACGTGTTCGCCGAGATCGCCTCCTACGCACGGGAGCACGACGGCGACCTCCCGACCGCGAACTGGCTGAAGAACAAGCTCACGATCGGCGCCTCCCGCGCCAAGAACCTCCTCACGGAGTACACGAACGACAAGCAGGAGGCCCTGGCATGAGCTGGCCCCCCGAAGGCTCGCAGCCGCCCAGCCCACCCCGCGTCACGCCCGCACCGCGGCCGCGTCCGGAGCGACCCTCACCGCCTGCCTCACCTGGTGAGGCGAAGGTGAAACCGCAGGCCAACACACCTGCGGCGCAGCCGCCGCAGTTCGGGCACGACGGCATCGACCCGCGCCGCGCCGCCCTGATCCTCGGCCTGCCGCTGCTCGCGATCGCAGGCACGCTGCTCTTCCTGTTCGCCTCGCCGCTGGTGTGGTGGATCGCCGTCGGCGTGGCCGTGGCGGGCGTGGCGGGAGGTGTGTTGCTGCGCCGCTCCGGGAGGGCGCGGGGTGCTCTCGGCCGTCTGCCCGGTGCCGGGAGGCTGTCGGCCGGGTTGCGGCGTGCCGCGAACGGGAGGTTCGCCCGGTCACCTCTCGGGAGGGTGGTCAACCGCGCGCTCGGGAGGCGACCGGCGGCCGCGTCAGGAGGCTCCTCGGGAGGGCCCGCGTCCCGACCGAAGGGGCTCGGCGGGAGGCTGCGGTCGATGCTCCCGTCGTGGGCGGGAGGCACCCGCGCGAAGCGTCCAGGAGGGCCGGGAGGCACCTCCTCGGGAGGCAAGCCGGGAGGCAAGCCGGGAGGCAAGCCGGGAGGCCGGCTGCGGTCGATGCTGTCCCGTCTCAAGCCGGGCGGGAGGCGTCCCGCTGGCTCCTCCGGCAGCCTGACGGGAGGCCGTTCCGGAAGGGCGGGAGCCGCCTCCCACGGCGGCTCGAAGCCGAAGCCTGGGAGCCTCCTCGGGAGGGCGTCCCGCACCGCCGGGAGGGCCGGTCGCGCGGTCGGGTCGAAGCTGTTCGGCATCCGCCGCCCCACCGCCCCGGCGGGCACGGGCGGCTCCAGCAAACCGAAGGGCAAAGGCAGGACTCCCGCCGGCGGCTCCGGCAACGGCTCGACGCTGGAGCTGGGCGTGGTGTGGACCGGCGTCGGCAAGGCCGGCCGCCTACTCGGCCGCGGCCTGGGCGGCCTCGTCGGGCGGTTCCGGAACCGGAAGCACACCGACGAGGACACCGACGACTTCGATCCGGACTCGACCTACGAGATCGGCATCGAGGGTGAGGTCGTCAACGGCAAGCACACCGACAGCGAACTCGCTGAAATCGCGAAACAAGCGAAGAAGCTGGCCAAGAAGCGCGCGAAGAGCGCCCCGGTGTGGCCGAACGTCGACCTCGACACCCTCCCGCCCCCGCCTGCTCCCACGCCACCGCCTACTCCGCAGAACTGGCCGGACTACGACGTCGACGACTACGCCCCCACGCCGGAGCAGCCGCCCAAGCAGTCGTTACCGGCCGAGCGGGACCACGACCCGCCGCCCTCACCACCCGTCTCACCCACGCCTCACCGTGAGGCACCCCGCATCACCAGCACAAACGGAGGAAAAACGATGGCCGTCTCACCCACCAAGTACAACGACCTGATCACCACCGCCACCAGCCGCACCCAGGGCTGGCAGGCCGCCGCCGACGCGTTCCGCCGCGACGCCACCGAGCTGGACGAGAAGGCGAAGGAGCACGACAACGCCGCCGCAGTGTTCGAGCAGGCCGGCAACCACGCGGCCGCCGAGGAACGGCGCGACGAGGCCCGCCAGCTTCGCGACGACGCCAACACGTGCCTCACCTACGCCGGACGGATGCAGGAGAAGGCCAACAACGAGGTCTCCGCCGCCTGACGTCTCACCTCTCACCTCACCCCCGTCTCACCGCCCTGACCTGCAAGGAGGTCGTCGTGTCGCTCAAGTCCTTCACCATCCTCGCGGGTCTGGGCGTGACGGTGCTCGCCGCCGTCGTCCTCGCGCTGTTCCGCACGTACATGGAGGGGCCACCGCTGTGGGCGATCGCGGCCGGCGGCCTCGGTGTGGTCGCGCTGGCCGCATGGTGGTGGCACGGCGAACTCGGCCGCGGCGCCAACTACGTCGAGTTCTCCAGCGAGGCCCGCCGCTGGATGGCCCGCATGATCACCGCTGCGGTGCTGGTGCACTGCGTGTGGCTCGTGTGGACCCTCGCCGACCTGGACTCGTGGAGGGCGCATGCGCTGCGGCTGATCGGATTGTCGCTGCTGGAGTGGGTGGTGGCGCTGGCGTGGGACCACCGCCTCACCCACCTCCTGCCGCAGGCCAAGCCCGCCGCCGAGGTCGAGGTGTACCGGCCGACGCTGGTCGCCAACAACGAGCCACGGCTGCAGCCCGCGGACGAGCGGATGCAGCTCATCCTGCAGCGAGGCGGCTGGCCGTATGTGCTGGTCACGAAGGTGTGGATGCTGCCGGACGGACACAAGGGGGCGACCTTCGAGTGCCGCGCGCTGTCCAAGAGCCTCGCATCCGAGCTCTCCGGCAAGGAGGTGAGCACGGTGAAGGCGATCGCGCCCGGCGACGAGGAAGACCTCGCGATTGCCGCCGAGGAAGAGCTGGGTGTGGACCTGGAGACCAGCTGGGTGCGCATTCAGCCGACCAGACGTCCCGGCCGGGTGCTGGTCACCATCGCCACCGAGGACATCTTCGCGAAGCCGCTCCCGTACCAGCTGGTCACCACGCTCGCGGACCCCGCCGAGCCGATCGTGCTCGGCTCCCAGGTCCACGGTGACCCTGCCGCGTTGAACGTTCGTCAGCACGGCGTGATCTGCGGTCCGACCGGATCCGGCAAGACCGGCCTGGTCAACGTGCTGTTCGCCGAGCTCACCCGCAGGCCAGGCCGGATCTTCGTCTGCGGCGTCGAGAAGATCTACGACCTGGTCGGCCAATGGCTCGACGTCCACCTCGACACCGACAACGACCTGCCCATCACCGCGGTCGTCGGCATCGACGACACCCTGCAGCTGCTGGCCGAGGTGTACTACGAGGCCCGCCGCCGGCAGAACCTTGAGCACCACGAGCGCGCGAACCTGGAGCCCTGGTACATCGTCATCGAGGAAGCGCCTGCGGTCCTGAACAACAACGAACGCCAGATCGAGATCGAAGGCCGCAACTACAACGCATCAGCGCTGGTAGCGCACCTGGACCGCACGATCCTGTCGGTCGAGATGTACATGAAGAAGCTGGCCCAGGAGTACGACAACGCGATGTTCGGCGACAGCGCGGCGTCGATCAAAGGCAACTCCGGCTACAAGATCCTCATGCGGTCGCAGTCCGGCGACGAGCGGTCCCGCGCGTTCGGCCGGGGCTACGCCGCGCTGCGCGACCTCAACCACCCCGGCGAGATGTACATCAAGGACAACGCCGACCCCTACGCCGCGAAGTGCCGCTACATCAACGAGATGCACGCCAACAAGAAGCGCCTGCACGAGGGCGTTGACATCGCCACCGTGTCGCTCGCGCGATCTGCGCTGGTCAAAGCACGCGCCAAGGGGCCGTTGTCGCCGTGGATGGCGGCGTTGCCGACCCGCATGACCCGCAGTTACCGCGACTACCTGCAGGGCAAGTGCGCCCTGCCGATGGATGCGGGAACCAGCCGCATCGCGATCGAGGCCGTCGACGCCGGCACGCTGGTCGACAAGGCGATCGCCGATTTGGAGGCGCAGCTCGACGAGCGAGACGCGCGTCGCCTGCGCGTGGTCGACAACGAGCCCGCCAAGCCGCGGATGCGGGACTTCATCGCCACCACGCTGGCCGACAACACCGACGGGATGACCACCGACGAGGTGCTGTCCGCGGTGCTCGCCGCCGGCTACGAGCAGGCGTCGAAGTCGAGCGTGGAGAACGCGTTGACCGCGCTGCGCGGCAAGGGCCGGATCCGGTCCGTCGACGGCCCCTCGGGCCGCCGCGTGCACCAGGCCGCCTAGCTCTCACCTCACCTCTCACCTCACCACCCGCACACGCTCATGTGTGCAGGTAGGGACGTGTGTCCGAGGGTGAGGTGAGAGGTGAGGTGAGACGCCCAACCCAACCAGAAGGAGCACCCCATGTACGACACCGACCAACGCGAACTGACCGAGGTCGAGCAGGCGGTGTACCTGACCTACCTGCAGCTCTCCGAATGCCCGCAAGACTGGATCCGGATCGCCCGCATCCACGAGCACCTCGACTACCACCCCGACGACATCAGCGACGCCATCGTCTCCCTCGTCCACAACGGCGACGCCCACATCGCACCCGAGTCGAACACGAAGGTCCTCACCGCCGAAGACCACGCCGCGGCGATCCGGGAAGGCAGCGAAGCCTGCCACCTGATCCTGTTCGAGGACTGACGATGATCACCGCCAGAGCACTCCGACGCCATCTGACTGCGCTCGGCAAGGAACTAGCCGACAACTGCTACTGCGAAGACCTGAACTGCGAATCGGACCTGTACCACCCCTACGAAGGCACCGGCCTCGGCGTCCCCCCATACGGCCTGACGCTCGTCACCCCCGACGGGAAACTCGACGAGGCCCGCAACAAGGAGTACATCGCGTACTGGTGGGGCAAGAGCGCGCACCTGGACGAGGTCCAGGATCAGATCGACGTGCTGGATGACTGGGCTGAGATCCTCTGCGTGATCGAACATCGCACCGGCAGGTTCTGGCGTGGTACCGACTTCGCTGGTTGATCCCCGTAGGTGTTGCCTGCCGGGGCAGGCAACGGACAACACCTACCCGCTGGTGTCCGCTGCGGTGAGGCTGGACTCATGAAGTTCACCCCGACGCGCCCCGACGCGCTCATCGTGACGCGCGGCTTCCTGCACCCGCTCCCGGACGGACTCCCGCCCGTCGACCTGGTCCTCGACCTGCGCCGGATCCTCGCCGACCCGGCGCACCGACCCGAGGGCGACATGCTCGACATGAACGGCCTGCAGCGCGAGGTGCGCGACTTCGTGCTCGCCACACCCGGTGCCGAGGCGCTGCTCGCGGGCGCAGTGCCGCTGCTGTCCGCAGTGGCCACGGCGAGGTTCGTCGTGGTGATGGTCGGCTGCTCCGGCGGGAAGCACCGCGCGCCGGCGATCGGCGCCGAGCTCGGCGCGCGTCTGCGGGCTGAGGGGCTGGTGGTGCCGGTGCGTCATCTGCACGTGCACCTGCCGCGCGTCGTCCGGCCGACGGAGCTCGCCGCCTGAGGGGGCATTCCTGGCGAGGTGTGCTTACGATGCCTGCACCCGTCAGCACTGGAGGTCGACATGCTCGTCGTGCGTGACCGCAGCCGCAACGGCAAAGCCGTCTCCTGGGGCACAGACCACGTCCGGATGCGCGAGATCGAGGCACTGGACCGCAACTTCGAGGCTGTCCCGGACTTCGGTGCCGCTCGCTACTACTGCCACGTCAAGCGGCAGGGCCTTGCCTGGGAGCACCCGTACGACAGGGACGCCCGCCTGTACGCCGAGATCAAGCCCTGATGCCCGCGCTGGTGCGCCTCGACCGGGACGACCTCGACGCCCTGGCCGCATGGCTCCGCACCCAGATCGACGACGACAAGGCCGGCCGCGCGCACGCCGCGATGCTCCAGGCGATCACACCGCATCTGCACCAGCACTCGACCGCCGGCCAGCTCGCACGCCACACGCTCATGCAGCTCGGCTCGATCTACGACGACCAGCCCGGCTACCGCGAAGAGTGGCGGCCCTGACAACGACAGCGGCCCCCGAACCGAGCTGGTTCGGGGGCCGCTGTCGTTGTTCAGGTCAGCGGGGGTATCGGCTCGACGTCGTTGCAGTACAGCTCCCAAGCCTCCACGATCCGGCTGGCCGTCCATCCCTGCCTGGCCGCATATTCCAGCAGCGTGGTGATGCCAGCCAGCGCCGCGTCACGCGCAGGTCGGTAGGCATCCACCAGTTGGTCAGTGGGCAGGCCAGTGACGGCCAAGGCCTGCTCGGCAATGGTGCCGATGGCGTGGTCGATCTGCTCGGCGACCTCGCACGGCTCCGGCAGCGTTCCGGCCCACTCGACGCCGTGCTGGTCGCCCAGCTCGGACAGCAGCTCACGCACCTGATCCTCGTCGGGCGGCGCCATCGGCGCGAACCACAGCTCTACCTGGAACTCGCCGGGCGGCACCACGAGCAACTTGATGCTGTAGCTCGGGAGGTGCTCCTCGTCTAGGTGCTCATGGCAGGCCCAGTCCAGTACGCGCGGGTCCGGTGTCGGTTCCGTCAGCGCCAGGGGTGCGTCCTCGTCGAACTCACCGTCGGGCCGGGGTTCGGGTGGCAGAGCGTCCAGAGCCGCCTGTGTGGGCCGGTTCAACGCGGCGGACAGGGCATGGATGTCATGGAATCCGCGGACGATGGGAGCGCGCAGTTTGGGGCGTGCGATTTCCCAGAGGTGAAGCCTTGGATGGCTGGGCACTCGTGATCCCTTCGGGTTGAGGTCTGTCCTTTGGTACCGCGCACGCGGTTGTTGTGCGCACGACCCGCATGGATGTCCTGTATCTGTCAGGTTTCTGCCGTGGTCGTGTCAGAAACCGCAGAGGCGTTGAGGCCGAGCATGTCGAGCAGCCGTGCGCAGTCCTCAACGTCGATCGCGTTGCCCGCCACCGTGAGCGCGGCAGGCCTGCACAACTCGGCCCGGATCTGCGGCATGACCGCGGGCACCGAGTGCGCGTGGTCGAACGCTTCCTCGTGCGGCACCTACACCACCGCGTCCAGCTCAGCGCGCAACCCGTCCACGACCGCAGTCCGGTACGAGTAGAGCGGGAACGGGCACGGACCGTAGAGCAGCTGCATCCCGATGCCCGCGAGAGCGAGCGCGTCGGCGGTGTCGTTCTTGATGCCCTCCACCGCCGGCCACATGCGCGCGGCCGCGAGTATCATGTCGTCCTTGTCGGCGTTGCCCTTGCCGGTCGCCCACTTCTTCGCCGACGCCGGCGGCACGACGAGGATCGGAGCCGGGTAGTGCTCGATCGCGTCGTAGACCTTGCCCCAGAACCACGAGCGGTCGTGAGACGCCGGCGACTTCGAGTTGAACGACGGACCCTCCAGCACGACCAGGTTCGCGGGCAGCACGTGCTCAGTGATCGCATGGGCGAGGTCGCGGAGCCGCTTCGAGCGCATCGGCCACGTGTCGGTCAGCTTTCCGACGGACTGCACGCGATGGATGTCGGTGACGACGCTGGTGTCGATCCAGGTGATGCGGGAAATGCCGGTGCTGGTGAGCGAAAGATCCAGCCCAATCACTGTGGTCACTGTGCTGCTCCCTTCCTCTGGCGGTAACGCCGTGTGGCCTCGGCGGCACGGGCCTTCTGCTCCGGCGACTTCTCCCTCCCCTTCTCTCGATCGCACGCTCGACATCTCCGTGCGCCGCTGGGTCGGATGTGCGTGTTGGTCTCGTCGTAGGGGTGGTTCCGTGGGCAGTGCGTGATGGATCGCTGGCGGTTGCCGTTGACTTGGCCGACGATCCCTCGCAACGCGTTCTCGGAGGGCGTGACCTCCTCAAGGTGGCGCGGGTTCACGCACGCGGGCGTCCGGCATAGGTGGTCGGTGTGCATGCCATTCTCGGGCAAGCGGCCGTGCTCGAGCAGGAAGGCCACGCGATGCGCGTTGACCATCCCGCCTGCTCGCCCACCCAGGCTGAACCTGCCGTAGCCGTTGTGGTCACGCTTCGCGATCCACAGCCAGCAGTCGTTTTCGTCGACCTTCTTCACCTTGGGCCAGAACCGTGTGGCGATCTTCGCCAGGTCCAGCCCGATGACAGTGGTCACGCCTTCACCTTCCGCAGCTCGGCGAGCAGGTCGTCCAGCTCGCCCGGCGTGATCAGGACGTCGCGTGCTCGTGCACCGTCCGCCGGGCCGACCACACCAAGTTCGTGGAGCCGGTCGAGGATGCGGTGGCTTTCCGCGAACTTGACGCCCAGCCTGCGCTGCAGGAACGACGCTGATCCGAACTGGGCGCCGACGACAAGTTCGGCGGCCTGGATGATCTGTTCGTTGGTGGGCATGGGAGGTTCCTCCTCGAGGAGGCCGCGGCGGAGTGCCTCGGCGACGGTGTGGGTGATGTGGCGGGTGCCGAGCGCGCGGGCAGCGTGCTGGCAGCGGTGCTTGGCGGCGTTCTCGCTGATGCCGAGCTGCTCTCCGGATGTGCGGTAGGTGTGGCCGTCGGCGTAGAGGCGGAGCACCGCGACCTGCTCGGCGGTCAGCACGGGCCTCACGACGTGGCCTCGGCGTACGTGTGGCGCGCGGGCTCGATGCCAGTGGCGTCGATCAAGCACACGTTCTGCTCGACGTTCCACAGCGACGCAGGGAACCCGCACCAGCCGTCGTACGTGTGCTCCTGCAGAAACTCGCCGGCTGCACGTGCGATCGGCAGGTGTTCGGTGCACGTGGCGAGAGCGACCGCGCCGTAGGCGGGGTCGTACGTGCGCAGGTGCATCGTGGCGGGCTTTCCGCACTGAGGCTCGCCTGGGCGCAGGCTGTAGACGCAAACGGCTCGGTGCTCGGTGCTTTCGCCGCCGACGCGGGGAAGTTCGTCGTTCACGGCTCGTGCCTTTCGATCTCGGAGTTCGCGTACAGCTCGGTCAGTACCAAGTCGGGTTCCTCGCCTGCCTGTGCACGCTGCAGCGCGTCACGAAGCTGGCTGTCCGAGATGACGAACCATCCTTCTGGCGCGGTCATGTGGTGCCGTCCGGGTGGCTGTCGTAGTGCTTGCCTCCGCCGTCGCACCACGGGTGTTGCTGGCCGGGCTGGGTCTTCTTCTTGGTGCGGTGCTTGGCGCGCAGCGCGGTGGCCTTGTTGACGACGATGTTCGGCCGCTGGCAGTGGTTGCAGGTGACGCTGCCCGGCGTGGCCGCACGCACCGCCGTCCAGTTGATCGTCTTCACCGCACCACCGCCGGGTCGAGTTCGGCGAGCGTGAGCCAACCGCGGCGCAGGCACTCAACGACGGTGTGCGCCGTCGTGTGGGTGTCGAGCACTAGGCCGATGCGATAGAAGCGCATGTTGATGGCGCTGGTGCTGACGCCAAACAAGTCGGCGATTTTCTCGTGGCTGGCACCGGTGGCGGCGAGCTTGATGGTGCGCAGCTCGACCGCAGTGAGCTCGGTTCCGGGCTGCACGTTACGAAGTCGGGCCATCGTCGGCTTCTCCTTCCCGCGTCAGGTGGTCGCGGAGGTCGAGCAGCCGCAAAGCCGTGTCGCGGTCGCTGCTCTTGGCCAGCTCCATCAGCACTGCGGATACGACGTTCCGCGCGACTGGGCGGGCGTCGGCGATGACGGGGATCGCGTACCGCTTCGGCAGATTGACGTCCTCGGCGCACTGGGCGTCGGTGTGCTCAACGACGTCCCACTTGGCGACCATCTCGTTGTCGCTGTCGGGTTCGAGTGGCAGCGCCTGGAGGGCGGCGTTGACGAGCAGCTCGTGCAGCTCAGCCACGGCGGACCTCCAGCACCTCGGCGAGCGGGCCGCGCTTGCGCACCAACGTCCACCACGTGATCGGCAGCCGGTCCTTCGCTTTCCACAGGCCGTCGGCGTTGCGGGTCCACAGAAGCCCGGCGGCGTCGGTCACCTGTGTGCAGTCGTCCGGTTCGGTCTCGCAGTCTGCGAGGTCCCACACGCGGGGCTGCCGGATCGGTGGTGCCGCGCGCAACTCGGCCAGCTCGGCGTCCTGCTCGCGGATCCTCCGCGCCATCGCGTCGACCTGCATCTGCATCGACCGGAACCCGGCCCTCAGCAGCGCCACTGACAGCGACGCATCCGCCAGCGGCACGTCGCCAGCGAGCTTGTCGGCCTGCCACACCAACACCTCGGCCGCTGCCTTCGCGACGTAGCCAGCCCGGAGGTTGTCGCCCTGGACGTCGTCGCGGCCGAGCGGGTGGGTGCGCAGGAACGGCAGCAGCGCGTCCAGCACGCGGTCGCAGTCCTCGGAGCGGTACTGGAGCCGATGCCGCACCATGTCGACGACGTCCAGCAGGGTCGGTGGGCTGTCATCGTCGTACTCGGCTGCGACCAGTTCGAACAACTGCTCACGCGCCGCGCTGTGGTCGGTGCCGCACTGGCGGGCCAGGTCCAGGAGGCACGCGAGGTCCATCCACGACAGCGGCTGGTCGGCGACCCGGTAGGTCCGCTCGGTGTCGGCGGCGTCGACCACGGCCTTCAACCGTGCGACTGCCTGCTCGACCGCGGACTCGGCCCAGTGCACTCGCATCGTCTTCATCGAACGAGGCCCTTCCGGAAGTCGAGCGGGACGTCGAGGTCCCACAGGTATTCGTGGCCGCGCGCGGGGAACGGCTTCGCCAGCACGCGCGGGTTGGCCAGTTGCCAGTGCGTGGACCTCGGCCGTGCCCACGGCCCGCAGTCGCACACCACGGTCGCCTCGTGACGGCTCGCGGTGCACACACCGGTCACGTCGACCACAGCGAGCACCAGACCGGTGTCAGTCAGTGGGTCGTCGCGCATCGATTCCGGGACCGTGAAGCCCTGCGATTGCGCAAGGTGGACGACCTGGCGCAACGCATCTTCTCCGGCGTCGTCCCACTTCTTGCCGGCGTGGATGCCAAGTGGACCGCGGTGGTTCGTGATGCGCGACCGGTTCTCGATGTTCTTCCACCCGTGCGCGATCGCCGATGCGTTCGGCTGCCGGACAGTCAACATCTTCATGCGGGCACCTCGACGCTGTAGGTCCTGGCCATCGCGGGCAACACGGCGCACTCCGATGCCCGCACGAGCACCTCGACCTGACCCTCGTACTCGCCCGCCCACGAACCAGCCGTCACCGTGCACGCCCCGCACACGACGAGATCCGAGGCCGCGAAACACTCGCCGGACTTGGTGTCGTGGCCGCAGTCGCCCTCACAACACCAGGCAGGCAGGAACACCTGCGGACGGTGCTCGGACGCGACGGCGAGCAGCTGCACGAACCGCTCCGCAGGCCCTTCGTCTTCCAGGTCCCGCAGGAGCTTGCGGCAGATTTCGAGGTACAGCAGCGGGTTCGGCAGCTCCCGCACCAACGTGTCGTGCTGCGCGGCCGACGCCGGGTGTAGTGCGACGAGCTCGCGGTGCGTGTTGCCGGTGGCGATCGCGACAGTCCACGCGCAGTAGGCGCAGGCGCCGTGCGTGTCGAGGTGCTCGTTGCCGCGCTCGAACACACCCCACTTCGGGAAAACCTTGACCGCGGCACCGCACTCGGCCTCGACGGTCCGGAGTTCGCCCATGGTGGAGTCAGCGACACTCGGCCGGATCGCGTGCAGGCCGCGTCCGTCGTTACCGCCGATCGCCCACGCCTCGGAGGCGGGGCCTGCGGCGAGGACCTCGGTGGGCCACCAGGTGGAGGTGGTGACGGTGCGGCTCATCAGCTGGCCGGCGCGCGTGGTTCTGGCGAGGCCTTCGCGGAGGAGGTGCTGGGCGCGGACGCGGGGCCAGGGGCCGGAGTAGAACTCGGTGCCGTCTTCGGCGCGCCAGTGGACGCCGAACTCTTCGCGCTCGGTGGCGTTGTTCGGCTCGACGTGTGGCTCAGGCATCGCTGGCCTCGACCGCCGTGAAGAACTCCTCGATCGAGCCCTTGTACAGCTCGTTCGCCCGCTCGCCGAGGTCGTCGGGGCAGACGAACCGGCCGACGACCTTGTTGTGTGCGGGCATGTAGCCGTCGTCGTCGCAGTTGTCGACGAGGGCGTCGACATCAGCCTCGGACATCAGCGTGTCGTCGAGGGTGTAGTCCAGCCCGATCTTGGAGCGTTTGGCGGCGGCGCTGAGCAGTCGCCGGAGCTTCGTGATCTGTTCTTCGTTGCCGTCGACCTGGAGGTAGAAGCGCCAGGTCTCGCCTTCCCACTCGTTGCGTTCGGTGAGCTTGATGAACTGCATGGTGTCCTCCGTGGACGGTTGACGGCTAGAAAGGGAACTCGTCGTCGAACGGCCCCGTGTACGCGGGCTCCAGCCGGTCGGGCGCGTCCCACATCTCGTACTCGTCGACCACACGCTCGAAGCAGTCGACGCAGTCACAGTGCGGATGGTGCGAGCAGGATGAGCAGCCGGAGTCGTTGCACAGAAAGCAGTCGGGCTCTTCCTTGACCGGGCCGAGGTTGTCGTCCCAGCCGTCGAACGGGTCATCGCTGTACTTGCCGGTCACGCGACAGCCTCCGAGCGGTGCAGGGCTTCACGGAGCCGCGCACCGATCCACTCGCCAACGGCCGGCGTGACGGCGTTGCCGAACCCGTCCGTCTGGTCCCGCGCCGAACCCCACACGACGAAGCTGCCCTCGTAGCCATAGCCGGGGAAGCTGACGTCGAAGCCGCAGCCGCGGCCGATCTCGTGCGGGCCCAACATGCGGAAGTAGCAGTCCTCCAAGGAGATCTTGGAGAGCGTGTCGCGCCACTCTGCGGACAGCACGGCGGTGGTGTCGCGGCCGGTGAGGGTGCCGAGCGGGTCGGTCAGCGGGTGCGGCGCGGTCGCGTCTTCGGAGCTGCCGTTCTGCTTGTACCAACCCGAGAACAGCAGCGCCTGGTTGGAAGCCGACGCCACGACGGTGCCCAGCGGATCGCTCACCGGGTGCGCGCGGTACTGGGCTTCGTCGATCGAGCCGTTGTTCTTGATGGTGCCGGCTGCGGTGAGCAGGCCGGGGATCTGTTCGGAGGTGAAGGTCGGCATCGGCTCGCCGTGCGTGGTCGGCACGGTGTTCTTGCGGAACGGGACCACGCCGGAGGAGAGAACGCCGAGCCCGCCCGATCCAGCGCCCGCGACGATCGTCTCCATCGGCTCACCCAGGTCGCGGCTAGTTGCGTGGGTGCGGTTCGGCATGACCCGAGCGGACAGCAAGCCGAGGGTTTCCGAGCCGGGCTGTGTTGGCAGCGGTTGGTCTGTTCCGCGCGGAGCGCCCTGGAAGTTGTTGACCGCGGCCAGCAGCACCGCCTTCTCATGAGTCGACGTCACGGTGTCCATCGGCCTGCTGATGTGCTGGCCGTCGCCGTTGTGTCGGTGCGCGGCGATGACTTGGCCCGTGAGCGCGATCGGCGGGGTCACCATGCCGACCGTGTTCGTCGCAGTCTGCGCCCACAGCGGCTGCGACAGGTCGCGTGAGCGGCAGTCGGATCCTGGCCGCTCGTAGGTGTTGCCAGCGGCGACCATGACCGCCCCGGTCGACAGCAGCGCGGTCTCCTGCTGGCTGGTCTGGGTGGCCATGGGCTGCCACGGGTGCTTCTCCGTGCCGTGCGTGGCCTTGGCTGGCAGGAGGACCGCGGGGAACTCGGCGAAGCGGCTGCGGCAGCGCTCGGCACGCGCCATGGTCGCCGGGGCGAGAGGCTTGGTGCGGTCGCCGATGCGGGTGCCGAGGTTCGTGAGGTCCAGGGCGTTGATCGACGGCGCCATCGGCGGGATGACCTGGCGGCGGCAGCTGGGGCAGGTGTAGTTGTACTGCTTGCCGTACCTGACGCTGCCGGTCGCGGGGAGTCCGGTCTTCCATGTCCACTTGGCTTCCACGACCGTCTGGCAGCGGTCGCACCACGAGATGGGCCTGTGGTCCAGGTCTGGCGCGGGAATGCTGCGGTCCCACATGGCGATGAACAGGCGATCCCTAGACTGCGGGACGCCGAAGAATGCCGTGTTCAAGTACATGATCTTGTGGTCGTAGCCGAGCAGCGTGAACTGCTTGAGCCACCACCTGAACGTCGTGCCGTCACCGACCTTCGGCCGGCCGGGGATCGCTGGTCCCCACGAGGTGAGTTCGGTCGTGCACTCGACCAGGATCATGCGCGGGTGGTGCTTCTCGGCGTAGTGCAGCACGCAGTTCGCCGTCGCCCGGTCACGCTCGCTGCGGGTCACGTTGGCCTCGTAGTCCGGATCGTCCATTCCGAACAACGTCAAGCCTTGCTCGTAGGCCTTGATCGTGTTGGCCTGCGAGTGGTTCTTGCAGCTGACTCCTGCCACCAGGATGTCCGCGGGCGGGAGGTCGCGGGCGTCGTGGTAGTCCGAGGAGTCGGGGTCGACGAGGTCGGCGATCCAGTGCTCGGCATCCGGATGGTTCGCCTCGTGCACCTCGACCTTGTAGGAGTTGTGGTTCGCGGCCATGATCGTCGTGAATCCGGCGCGCCGGATTCCCTCGGTGAGGCCGCCGAAGCCTGAGAACAAGTCGACGGCGATGAGCTCGTCGTGACGGAATCGGCGGCGGCGGGTCGCCGGCCGGTGGGTCGCGACGCGCTGCATGCGCTGGGCGGCACGGCTCATGCCGACTCCTTGGTGCTGGTGATGACGGTCCGCCGGCAGGCGGTGCAGACGTAGCGGTGGTGCCCGGAGCGGGTGGGCGGTCCGTCGTAGGCGGCGTCGATGACGAGCCGCCCGTCGACCAGGCGGGCGCCGAGGAGGTCGTAGGTCTCGACGGCGTGGTCCTCGACGCGGATCTGGTCGTGCTGGCCGCAGTCGCTGTAGGGGCAGACGAGGACCAGGTGGCCGTTCGTGTCCTGCGCGGTGCCGACCGGCATGGCGGGGCGGGCGTTGAGCGGGAGCAGGCCTTTGGCGACGAGCCAGCCGAGGACTTCTTCGGTCGAGGGGCGCGGCATGGCGCTGACCTGGTCGAGGGTCTTGCAGTCCGGCTTGGTGCAGTTGCAGAGGTCTTCGTGCAGGCCGGTGGCGTGGGAGGCGTCGATGAGGTCGCCGAGGAACAGCAGCTGGTCGTAGGCGTCGTCGGGCAGGCCTGCGAGGTCCTGGTTGTCGCGGAACGGCAAGTAGCTCACGCGGGAATCTCCTCGGCCTCGGCGGCGGCCGCGAAGTCCTCGGTGAGCTCGGCGATGCGGGTCTTGGTCCTGGCCGTGATCTTCTGTCCGGTGCGGTGGTAGGCAGCGGCGATCGCGTCGGCGTTGGCGCGCATCGTGTTGAGCTGCAGCCGCATGGCCTCGATGTCGATGTGCTCAACGCCGGTGTCGGCGTACGACTTGTCGCCGCACTCGTCCATCTCCTGCGGGAAGCACTGGTTGGGCATCTTGTCGAGGACGTCGTCGAGGAGGTTGGCCCAGGCACTCCAGGCGCGGCCAGCGACATCGACGCTGTGCGCGTGGTGGTCGCCGAAGTTGCGCATGGTGGTGAAGAGCGAGTTCGTCTCGTTGTCCATGGCTCAGTTCTCCTTGGCGGTGAAGGTGATGCGCGGCGCGTCGTCGAGGACCTGGATGTCGTCGAGGCCGAGGTAGGCGCCGTATTGGGTGTTGATCGGCTCGTTGCGGTCGACCATGTGCCGGACGATGCAGGAGGCCTGGCAGACGATGACGTAGTCGAGCGGTTCGCCGTCTCGGCGGTGGTCCCAGGTGGCGACAACGGTGAGCGGCAGCTGCGGGACGGCGACGCCGTTGGAGACGGTGCCGGGCTTGGCCAGGATTTGGGTGCCGACCGCAGGCAGGGGCGGGCAGGTGCAGGCGTCGGGGCAGCCCTTGCAGCTGGAGCAGTGCGCGGTCGTGGACTCGCCGCACTCAGGCGCCTGACCGGCTGCGAGGAGGTCCATGCACACCAACGGGTCCGGCGCGGTCATGCCGCGACCGCCCCGGTGTCGACTGCGGGCACGTCGCCGATCTGGATGCGGCGCAACGAGTGCACCGTCACTTCCGACAGGCTGCCGAGGTAGTCGGCGGCCTGAGAGCCGTGGATGCCGCAGAAGGCCTTGAGTCGCCGGCCACGGAAGGTTCCGTCGACCTCGATGTGAACACCAGGCTGGCCGGTGTTCTCGGAGTTGCTGACGTCGAGACGGGCGTCGTCCAGCAGGTAGAACCAGGTGATGACCGCCGCTGCGGTGTCCTCAGGCCTGGTGTCCCTGCTGAAAGAGAAGATCTGGGCCTGGCTGTAGCTGCTGTTGACGCCGATGCCGGTGAGCGGCCCGAGCTTGTCGCCGTGCTGGTTGATGAACTCGACGAAGATGCCGAGATCGTCGAGGCGCTGGAGCGTCATGGCGTGCTGAACGGCGGTCATCGGGTCTCTCCGGTGGTGTCGGTGGTGGACGGCGTCCAGGTGAGCTGGAGTCCGCCGCGGAGGGTGTGGCGGCCGCGGATCGCGCCGGCGGGCCGGGTGATGCCGTGCTCGGCGAGCGCGGCGGCGAGCTCGTCTTCGGTGAGGCCGCGGCGGATGGTTTCGCTGGCGCTGGTGGCCTCGGGGTCGCCGACGGTCAGGAAGCCGGTCGTCAGGTCGTAGGTCTGCGCGGCGGGCTCGGTGTCGTTGTGCCGCTTGGCGAAGGGGTTGTCTTTGTCGGAGGGCAGGGCGTCGCGGTGGTACTCGGACCAGTGCCGGTCAACCGCGCGGTCGGCGGCGCGGAGCGCGAGCCAGCTGGACAGGACCGCGGCGGCGAGGAACGTGTAGAAGGTGCGGTCGCTGAGGGGCACGGCCGAGGCGATGAGGAGACCGACGAGGTTGATGCCGGCGATCGTGGTGAGGAGGCGGTGGTTGTCGAGGATGCGGCGGACCGTGTGTTTCATCGGGTGGCTGCCTCTCGGATGGCGTCGGCGGGGGTCTGGGTGTCGGGGTGGTTCTTGCGGGACCAGATGCCGTCGCGGATGCGGTAGATGGCGTCTTCGGGGCGGCAGTGGAGGGCGCGGGCAGCTCGGCACATGGCGGGCCAGCGGCGGTGGGTGGGTCCGAGGACGCCTTCGTTGACGAGGTCCCGGACCGTGGCGATGTGGCGGTCGCGTCGGCTGCGTTGTCTCGGGACGTCGTCTGCGGTCATGACGTGCTGCCGGCCTGGATGGTGGCGATGGCGGTGTCGACGTCGACCAGCTCGGGGATCGAGCTCTGCTCGACGTCGTCGCGCCAGCCGAGGAGCGCGGCGTCCAGGTCGTCGATCGGTCCGGTGCCGGGGGTGGCGGAGCCGAGGCGGTCGAGCAACTGGTCGTCGTCGCGGATCTGGGCGGCGATGGCGTCGTGCTCGTCGGCGACGCGGAGAGCGGCCTCGCGGGCGGAGGTGCTCACCGCGTAGGTGGCGGCCATCTCGCGCAGGCGGGCGGCCATGTTCTCGTGCTCTTCGGCGGTCTGCGGCGGCGTGGCGTTAAGGCTCATCGGTTCTCTGGTCTCCGTGTGGGCGGGGGAGGTGGTGTGGGTGGCGCCGCGCTGCCCGGTGTGGGGAGGCACGGGCAGTGCGGCGCCGTGCTCAGCGGGACCGCGACCTGGTGCGGACCCTGGGCGCCATGGGGGTGCGGAACTCGTCCGGCATGCGCTGCATGCGGGGACGGCGCTCGACCTCGCTCTGTCCGCCCCAGACGCCGGCGTCCTGGCCGTTCTCCAACGCCCAGGTGAGGCAGTCGGAGATGACGGGGCAGCGGTGGCAGACGGCCTTGGCTTCGTTGATCTGTGCGACGACAGCGGGGTTGGGGGTGCCGCCGGGGAAGAGTTCGTCGCCGATGGGGAAGAACAGTTCGGGGTCCTCGTAGCGGCAGATCGCGCGGCGGCGCCAGTTCATGGCGGGTCCTTCCGGCTAGCGCGCGTAGGCGCGGAGGTTGGCCTTGTCGAGCAGCTCGTCCGCGGTGATCGCGTACGCCGCCTCGTCCCACAGCTGCCAGTAGGTCGCGTTGGGCGGGTCGGTCGGGGCCGGGTGGTACGAGTCGGCCTCGAAGGCGGCCTTGTCGTCGGTGAAGTCGGGCTCGAAGCCGCGGGCGCGCCACTCGACGAGCAGGTGGTCGCGGATCAGGTCGTAGGCGGCCTGGTCGATGTCGTCGCGGAAGCCGGCGACCCACTCGAAGCCGTAGCGCTCGCGGAGGTCGACGATCGCGGGCTGGTCGCTGTTGTCCCAGGCGTAGGCGGGGCAGTCGATGACCTTGATGCGGGGTTCGGTGGTCGTGGTGGTCATCGAGGTCTCCGTAGGTTCTGCGGCTGCTGTAGTGCCTACATTACGCCTACAAAACGCCTACAAACAAGCCTCCGTGACACTTTCGTGTCTCGCCCGCAGGGGTCCAGATCGCCGCCGCACGCCTCATGACCTGCGGTGCATCCCATCGCCCGCATATTGCGCGAACCGCCTACACCGACCGGTCGCCGGTCGCGGTGCCGGGTTCGTCTGCAGGGTTTGGTGCAGGGTTTGCAGGGTTTGGGTTGGTGGATGCAGGGTTTGCGGCTGGTGTGGAATTTGTGGGTTGACCTGGGGTTTGCAGGGTTTGCCGGGTTTGCAGGGTTTGTTTTTGACCTCTACGTGTGGTGTGCGCGTGCGCATGTGCGCGTGTGCGCGCAGTGGCGGCGCCAGAAACCCTGCAAAGCCTGCAAAGCCTGCAATGTGCTGGTCAGGGGTGGTTTGGGTGGCGTTTGCAAACCCTGCATCTGGGCGGGAGAAACCCTGCGGGTAACCCTGCAAACCCTGCGGCGCGTGGATGTAGGCGCTGTGTAGGCGGATGCTGAGGTGCGACGATGGCCGAATGGAGCGCTTCTTCGTGTCCCTGCCGGTCGACCCCTGCTCGTTGTTCGGCTACGACGAGGCTGGCGTTCGTACGTTCACGCGGAATGTCGAGCGGATGGCGGTCGAGGAGCTGGAGGGGCGCTTGGGCGTCGGTCACCGTGAGCAGATCGCGGTGCAGTGGACGGCTCGTGTCCGCGGTGCGGGCGGGGAGATGGTCGAGGCGTTGTGGACGCCGCCCGCGTATGTGAAGGGGTGCGGGATGTTCACGTGCACCGCGTGGGTCGTGGATGAACCGCACCTGCTCGGTGGCGCGTTCGCGCTCTCGCCGGCCGAGGCCAGTAATCCTGTCGTCGTGATGAGTGTTGCTCGGCTTGCCGATCAGCAGCTGGAGGTCGACGCGGCGAAGGCGGGCCAGGTGATCACGAGTCGCCCGGATCCGACGTGGACGATCGAGCGTCGGTCGGAGGACGGCGCGATCGCTGAGGAGCGTTGGCAGCCGGGGGAGTCCGTGGTGGGGGCTCTGCGCGTGGTTTATCGGGCTGAGGCGATTACGGCGCAGCTGCCGGCGGCATGGGTGGGGGCGTGATGGATGAGCTGGTGACGTGGCTGCGCGAGCAGATCACCGAGGATCGGCAGTTCGCGACGGAGGCCATGCACGACCGCGACGGCACGTGGACGCACGTCGTGACACCCGGCGGTGACAACAAGGTGGTCGACGATCTCGGCTATTCGGTGAGTGGTCACTACGACATCGACAGCGAGCCGTGGTGGACGCAGCCACACATCGCTCGGCACGACCCGCGCACCGTGCTGGCCGTGTGCAACGCGTACACAGCGATCCTCGACCGCTACGAAACCAGCCTGCGTATCCCTCTCAGCAAAATCTCCGGTTTCGTGCGCGGGCAGGACGACGGTTACCAGCAGGCGTGCCTCGACGCGATTCGTGACATTGCCGCCTCGATGGCGGACCGCCCTGGCTATCGAGCCGAGTGGCGGCCTACGACGCCTTTGTCCACTGCGGACTGCTGAACGACTCCGGCTTGTACATGCTGGGCTGGTATTGGCCGTCCGGTCGTTCCCACCAGGTATGGCCGGCGCCGGTGTCGTCGGTCCACACGAGCCACCGGCCGCCGAGGTGGGGCGTCGTCTCGGTGTAGACCTCGGCCTGGGCGGGGTCGAGGTGGTCGGGGAGTTCGGGGCGCGAGTCGAACTGGCTTGGCATGGTCGGGATCTTGCCATCTGCGTGACGGAGCGCCCGGCAGCTGGTGCTGACCGGGCGCTCGTGTGGTGTGTTCAGCAGGCGGTGCTGATGCTGCGGAGGATCGAGCGAGGATCGTGTAGCCGGGCATCGATCGACCCGTATCCGCCGATGATGCGGGCGAGTCGCTGGTTCTGCAGCTCCGCCGGCGTCGGTGGCGTGAAGAACACCGGCGCGGGTTGTGACCTGAGGATCTCCTCGAAGACTTCCTCAAGCACCTCGCTCAGAAGGGCGGGCATGGTCAGCTGCCTGCGGTCGTTCCAGATGCGCCGGGCCTCCTGTAGTTCCTCGCGGAGCAGGTGTGCGTCGACGAGGTGGTCGTCGGTTAGCGGAAGGGCGGGGCTGCTGGCGTACCGCGCGAGCCAGCGTTCCTGGTGCTCCTCGCAGCAGTAGTTCGGCGACGACGAGTCCGCGGTGAGCGGGGCCTGGCACCAGCCGCACACGGTGACGGCGTCGATCGCGTCGAGGGTGCGCCGCAGGGCGTCCGTGTCCATCGTTCCTCCCTGGTCAGGATCCCACGGCTTCGACGCGGTAGCGCCAGGTCGCGGTGCGGGTCTTACCGCGGGTGAGCCGCAGGTGCTGCCCGGCTTCGTTCGTTCCCAGCACGGCGCCGCGCTTGCCGGACAGCAGCCGGCCGAGCGACTTCGGGCTGGTGAAGTGGTCGATACCAAGCGGGAGTTCGGAGATGGTCTTGGTGTGCTGCTCGCGCAGGACCTTGAGCAGCTCGCTGGCCGTGACGCCTTCGACAGGCACGTCGCCGTTCTCTTCGAGCTGGGCGTAGGTGAGGGCGAACTGCTCCCACAGCTGCGACTCCTCGTCGACCTGGTCGAGCTGTTCTTCGCGGCCGTGCATGAGGCCTTCGACTCCGGCGTTGCGGAGGATGCCGTCGATCACCCGCGTCCAGGCCTCGAAGGAGGGGAGCACGGCTTCGCCGTCGGGCATGCCGGCGGCGATCCACGCTTGGACGAGGGTGGCGAGGGCGGCCTGGATGTTGCCGCGGTTCTTGGTGGCCCAGCGGTCGAGGTCCTTGTGCCGCCAGGCGTTGTAGTCGCGGGGGTGCGGCTCGATGCGGATGATCATCGAGCGGCGGGACATCTCGGCGGACATGCTCATGCCGTTGCCGGTGATGACCCAGGCGGCCGGTGAGGCGAGTTCGATGTTGTCCGAGGTGCCGAGGATGCGTGCTTCCCAGGCGGGGTAGGCGGTGACGGCGGCGGCGAAGGTTCCGGAGTCGACGACGTCGTTGACGTTGTCGAAGATCATGACGGCGCGGCCCTTGCGGGCCTGGGAGACGAGCGCCTTGGCCCACTCGTCGGCGTTGGTCGGCGCGGTGGGCAGGGTGGCGTCGCCGATGGCGTGGCCGGTGACCATCTTGGTGAGCTTGGTTTTGCCGGATCCGGCGCTGGGGGCGTCGAACACGTAGAGCGGCCGGGGACCGTTGATCAGCTCGGAGACGAGCGGGGTCAGCATGAGGCCGAGGACCGCGGGCAGGTCGCCGACGGGGTTGGTGAACAGGAAGTCGCCGAGCAGTTCTTCACGGAGCAGCTGCAGCGCGGCCTGGACCTCGTCGCCGGTGGGGTTCTCGGGGACAGGCGGGAGGTAGAGGCCGGCTTCGGGGGCGTAGTAGGTGCTGGTTTCGGGGATGTAGCCGGGGCGATCGTGGTAGGCGCCGTCGGCGTCGAAGACGGGGCACATGGTGACCTGCTTGAGCCGCGGCACGCTGAGTGCGTGGGCGCGGTCGTAGAGGCCGGAGAGGTCGTCGAGGGAGGGCTTGGCGGGCATCATCGCGTAGCCCTTCTTCGCGTCGAGCTTGACGGTTTCGACCATCGCGACGACTCGGCTGCGGAACGCGCTGGCCGTCATGTCCCGAAGGGACGGTGCCTCGCCGTCGCGGCCGGGGTCGACCTCGACGAGGCGTCCGCCGCGGATGTAGACGAGCGGGTTGCCGTTGAGGTCGTTGCGTTCGCGGATGTGCCTGGTGAGTTCGACCTCCAGTTCGTGGAGGTCCCTGTCGCTGATCACGACTCGTGGCCTGTCCGTCTCGTCGGGTTCTGGTGCGGGCACCGGTGCGAGGTGCGTGGTCATGCGACACCGGTCCGGGAGGTGTCGGTGACGGTGGGGGCGTCGGCGCCAGTGGCGCGGCGGTGCCGACGCCAGAGGTCACCGAGCGCCGCGCGGTCGCCCAGTTCTTGCTCGAACTCGGGAAGGCCGCGTTCCTCAGCGGCTTGGGTGATGCGGATGGCGTACTCGATTCCGGCTCGTCGGTAGGCCTGCTCAAGAACGACTCCGGCGAGCCACGCGGCGTTGGACACCGCGGCGTGGAACTTCGCGTCGATGAGCCTGTCGGTGAGCAGCTGGAGGTTCGGGGTGCTGATGCCCACGGTTTGGGCGTGGGCGAGCACGGTGGCGCACGTAGGGGTGACGCCGTGGGCGACGAGGTCGCGGATGAGGGCGAGTGCGTGCTGCTCAACCTGGCCGTCGAGGTCTTCGTCGCGGACGAGCTCGAGCAGCGGGGTGATCTCGGCGGGCGGCATGTTGAGCAGGCAGCCGACGAATTCGGTACTGGCGGAGAGGATCGCGGGGCCGGAGCAGGAGGTGCGGGGGTCTGCGCGGGCGATGGGGCCGCGCGCGTTGTGAGTCGCGGCGGAGGTGTCCCGCTCGGTGCGGTTGGTGCTTGTCACGGTTCACCTCGGGTGGTTGGGCGCGGTGCGCGGTGCTGGGGTGCGGCCGGGCCGTGGGGGAGCCGGTCCGGCCGCACGGGCTAGCTGTGGTGCGGTGTGCGGTGCAGTGAGACGAGTTCGTCGAGGTCGACTTCCCAGCCGGGGTGGGTCGGTGTTTCGCGGTGGCGGCCGGGGTTGCCGGCGACGGCCATCTGGTGGTGGTAGGCCACGGCAATGAGGAGGAAAGCGGCGAGCAGTGCCGCGATCACGCGGCACGCTCCGGGTCGAACAACGCACGTCCCGAGCGAAGCCTGTTCCGCGACTGGTTCAGGCCGATGATCTCCAGCCGAAGCACGTCGCGTGCGGCGCGCGGGTCGTAGTCCGGCCCGAACCACGGGAAGGGGTCTTCGCATCGCCCGAAGTCGAGGTGCTCCTGGAGTTCGAGGGCGATCTGGGCCTGCGCCTGCTTGATGCGGAGGAAAGGCTGCAGGTCGGAGATGACCTGGACGGCGTTGACGCCGTGCCGCACCCACTGGAACTGCGGCCTGTGCTCGGGGTTCTTCGGGGTGAAGCACCCGACGTTCCCGCCCCAGATCGACGCCGCGAGGTCGTGGGGCTGGCGTCGAGTCCCCGCGATGCCGACCTGTGCGGCGTGGTACGCAACGCCCTTCCGGACGGAACGAGTGATCGTGATGTAGCCGTCGCTGTCGATGACGCCAGCGAGGTAGGCGAGGTCGAGAGGATCAGGCGACATCAGAACGGCTCCTTGGCAGTGGCGAGGTGGACGTCGTGGAACCAGTTGAGGACCAGGTCGAGTGGCGGATCGATCACCATGCGGCCGGGCCGTCCGCGCTCGAACGAGAACAACGCGTCGCCGGCCGCCACGCTCACACTCCGATCGCGGGCTTGTGCGAGCTGCCGGGTGGCGTCGTTGGCGAGGAACCTTCCGATGCCGGGCATGACCTCCTCGGCCTGTCGGACCTGAGGGCAGGTCGGGCACTCCGGGCAGCACGGCGTGCAGTCGGCCGGGTCGCAGCACAACTTGTGACGTCCAGCGGCGTGGTCGCCGCAGCAGTGCGTCACCGCGCCCAGCGGCACCAGCGCGGCCGCGGTCATTGCTCGTCCTCAGGTGTGACCACCTCGGCGTCGATGACGTCGCTGTCCTCCAGGAGCGCGCCGCTGACGTCGATGGGCTCGCCGTTCGGACCGGTCGGCGCGGGCGCGAACGATTCGGTCTCGCCCACGACGTCCTGTACGGCACGGAGCTGCTCGCGTCGGTACTCCGCGCTGGTCGGCACCCACTTCGCGAGCTGTCGCACGGCGGACTTCAGCCACATCGCGGCCTCGTGCTTCTGCCACGGTGAGTACTCGGTGTGCGAACCCTGCGACGACTTCTTGATCGTCTCGATCGCGGCCTTGTTCAACACCACGACCTTCGACGTCGCGCCGTCCTTCATGACCGCGTAGGCGTAGACCAGGCGCAGCGTGCCCCGGTCGTCGGCGTCCCAGTCGATGTGGTGCACCGGCCGCTCATCGACACCAGGCTGGAACCGGAATTCGTCCTTGGAGTACACGCACTCCGCGACCACCGAGGAGATGGCGCCCGCCCGGTACATCAGCTCGATGTAGCCCTGGTAGCCGACGATGCCCAGGATCTCCAGCTGGCCGCCCTTCTTTCGCGGCGTGAGGTAGTACTGCTCAGTGCCGGGCTCCAGGCCGAGCCGTGCGGCCTCCAGGAGCGAGGCGAGGAACAACGTCGGGTTGTTGTTCGCGGCCAACTCCAGCTCGGTGACCGTTTGACCGGTCTGCGGGTTCCGGACTCGCTTGCCCTTCTTCAGGGCGCCCTGTGCGAGCCGGACCCAGGTGGCGGGCTTGACGTGTGAGGGCAGCACGGCGGCGAAGTCGTTGCGGTAGTCCGCCACAAGGGCGCGTGGCGAGTTGTCGCGCTGGGCGACAGCGGTGGAGATGGTCTCGGTCATCAGGCGGCGCTCACTTTCAGGCCCGCGGTCTTGCGGGTGGTGGCTTGGAGGTGGGGCAGGTTGTCGCCCTTGGCGATGCGCATGGCGATCTGGTCGCCGTCGAAGAAGGCGCGGCGGGCGTTGCCCATGAAGTCGGCGAGCACGGATCCGGCGCGTTGCTTCTCGGCCTTGGCCTTCTTGTAGGCCTCGTTCGCGTCGAGGTACGGGACGGCGATGGTGCCGGGAACGTCGACTCGAACGTCCTCGATGTCGGGGTGCAGCTCGCGGACGATGGCGTAGGTCGCGTCGTGATCGTCGATGCTCGGCCGTTCGCGGCGCTCGACGGTGCCGAGGAATGCGAGTGCGCGTTCGCGCATGAACTCGGCTTCTTCGGCGGAGGCGGTTACTTGGTACTCGCGGTACTCGGAGCCGCCGATGAGCACGGCCAGGTGGCACAGGTCCAGGCCGAACACGTCGAGGTACCAGAGGACCTGGGCGCGGTAGTAGACCGGGATCTCGTCGGTGCCTTCTTCGCCCCATCCGTCGTCGGTGCGCGCGGTTTTCGCTTCGAAGAGCAGGCGGTCGCCGATCAGGCCGTCCGGGTTGGCGATCTGCCACGGGCGGTCGACGTGGCGCCAGGTACCAGCCTCGACGGCGTTGAGTCCGTCGTCAGCGTGGCGGCGGTTGAACTCCTCGCGGATCGTTCGTTCGAGGAGTTTGCCCCAGTACATGACGTCGTTCTCGGCGGTGGGGGCGGCGAGTCCTGCCTTGCGGTGCCAGAGACTGAACAGCGATTCCCAGGGGGAGAGGCCGAGGACGGGGGCGATCTCGCTGCCGCCGAGTCCGTTGGCGCGGGCGGCGTGCCACTCGGGTGAGCCGACAGCGAAGTGGCCGACGAGCTCGGCGGCGTTCAGGCGGTTCATGCTGCGGGCCCGCTCTCGGCGTAGGGGATCAGCGGCCACTCGCGGTTGATGTGGACGGCGGCGATCTCGGCCTCGGACTCGCCGGCCGCGGCCTTGGTGCGGCGCACGTAGCCCTCGTAGTTGTCGGCCCACGCCCGGTGCCAGGCTCGCTGGGCGCCCCACAGTGAGCGCAGGTCGCGGCGGCCGACCTTCACGGCGTGACGCTTGGCCTGGGCGGTGAGCACGCGACCGGCGGCTTCGGCGTCGGCGGCGCTGTTGTGCGCGTTGATCAGCGTGACGCCGTAGAACTGGCACATGTCCGGGAGCTTGCGAGGGCCCTTGCGGTAGCGGTCGACGCCGCGGTCAATCACGAGCGGGTCCAGAACCGGACCGGTGATCTTCAGCTCGCGGTCGTGGTGGCGGCGCAGCTCGCGGTCGGTGGCGGTGAGGTCGTAACAGGCGTTGAACGCGACGACCGGCAGACCGCGGGTCCAGGCGGCTTCCAGGTCGTCGAGCACGAGCAGCGCGACCTCGGCGGCGGGCTGGCCGTGCGTGCGGGCGTACTCGGTGGTGATGCCGTGGACCTCGGTGGCTTCGGCGGGGATCTCGACGCCGGGGTCGGCGAGGTAGCTCTTGTGGGCGGCGATGGTGCCGTCGACCGGGTTCAGCCAGAGGGTGTCCGCGGTGACGATGCGGGCCGTGGTGGGGTCGGGTCCGGTGGTTTCGAGGTCGAAGCACACGAGGTAGTTCTGGTGCCACGCGCTCTTAGTGGTTTCAGTGCTGGTCAAAACAATCAGGCCTTCCGGTGCCAGGGGTGCGAGCGGAAGCGGTGAAAAGTGCTGGTGAGCGGCTACGAGGCGCGGTGCGCGGGCTGGTAGCGGATCGGCTCGTCGTGACCAGCGAGGTAGTCGAGGATCACGTGGCCAGGCAGGAACAGCCGGGTGCCTCGGCGCTCTGCCGTGATCTTGGCGTCAGTGCCGTGGGTGAGGCGGTGCGCGATCTGGTACGGCACGCCGAGGAATGCGGCGAGGTTCTTGAGGAAGTACTCGCGGTCCGGATCGATGACCCGTCGCGGGTCGGTGATCCCGTCAGGCGTGCGGCCGAGGATGTCGACGATGGTCGCGCCGCTGACGAGGTACTGCTTGCCGGTGTTGCGGGTCGGCAGCTCCCCGTTGCGGATCAACCGCCACACAGTGGACGGTGAGGCGTCGAAGACCTCGATCGTTTTCTCCGCGCTGTAGGCGACCTGCGGAACGTCCTGGTCGGCGTTGCCGAACAGGATGGTGCGGATCACCGACGGCGTGCTGGGGGTGCTCATGCCACCTCCTGTGCCGTCTTCGACCGCGGGCCGGGCAGGGCTGCGGTGGCGTGCTCGATGCGCTCGCTGAGGACGGCCACCTGCTCGCGGAGGTCATCGAGCTGCTCCTCAGCGGCCGGGTTGTCGGCGAAGTCGGCGCGCAGTTTGTCGGCCGGGATGCCGAGCGCCTTGGCGAGGCGGACGACGGTCCGCGGCCGAGGCCGGCGGCGGCCCGCTTCGAGGTGCTGCACGCCGGACTCGGACATGCCGGCGCGTTGGGCGAGCTCGGCGAGCGAGAGTCCGGCCTTGGTGCGGTAGTGGCGGAGGCTGTGCCACCGGGGCGGTGGCGCGGTGGGCGGGTTCATGCCGCCTACATTACGCCTACAAAACGCCTACAAACAAGGGTTGGGTCGATCTTGTTGCTCCACCTGCCCTAACCGGGCGTGACACGGCCTACCAGGGCGTAGCGGTCTGCGATGCTTTGCGGGACGATGCGCCCCATGAGCGACACGGCACACGAGTGGCCCCTGGGAGAACGCGTGCGTGAGGCGCGCGGCGAGGAGTCGCACAAGTCGGTCGCTCGCCGCGCCGGGATCGGGGCGGAGACGGTCTGGCAGATCGAGAACGGGCGGCGCCGCGCCGTCGGGCCATTCAGTCGGCCTAAGCCGGACACGATCGCGAAGCTCGCGCGGGCGCTGGGCATCCCCGTCTCGGAGGCGCTGACCCTCGCCGGGTACAACCCGGAGAACTACGTCAACCTGCTGGACGAGGGTGTCGAAACGGCGCTGGCCCGGAAGATGGCGAAGCTTCAGCCGGAAGAGCAGCGGGCTCTCGAGATCCTCGTCGACGGCCTGCTGGTGGCACGCGGGCACATGAGTGCCGGGGGCGGCGCCACGGTCGACGTCGTGGTGCGGTCCGCTGGGGAAGAAGTCAAGACCGACGTCCAGTCTCACGGCGAACCGGTCAACGGTGCGGTGCCGTCGCGGCAGCCGCAGGAGGACTAGCTGGCAGTGCGGCGCCGGCGCTGCGTTCGGGAGTCTTCGATCGCGTCGGCGAGAATGCCGCGCTCGGTGCTGGGGTCCAGCTCTCCGTACGGGTAGATGCGGTGAATGTCGTACCGCTTGCCGTTCTCGTCCTCGGTGAAGGTTTGCACCACGGTGACGCAGTGCGTAATGACGGTGGTCGAGTCGAGTTTTCCGGCTTGTCTTAATGCCTCGGCAACGCCGTCACCAAGGGTGAGGTGGGAACTGCTCTCGCGGTCCATGCTCTCCGTCATCGTTCTGGTCCCCCGGCGGCTTTGGATGGCTTCGGGCTGGAATGTGGGTTCGAGGCATTCCACCTAAGCAGGACCACTCTGAGGATGCGAACCGCTTCGATGGTTGATCGTTCGTGTTCCCCCTATCGGGCTAGTGGTCGAGGTGGGGCACTGCGATCTTCGGTGCTACTTCGTCGATCGGCGCAACTAGTTGCGGGCGCAATCGTTTGTCAGAACATGATCGTTCCAAACGATTACCCAACGCCTACAAGCAAGAACGTGCGGTAGGTTAGCGCAAGCGTGCACACGGTCAACGCAACGGACACGCAACTCTGGGGCAGGTCAACGCGACACTGTCGCGGATCAACGGAACGTAACCGTAAGTGAGCAAAAGATGGAACGCACACCCGTCCAGTCTGGGTTCGACTCCCAGTGGGGGCACAAGAAACCGCAGGTAGGCGGGCTAGACACCCGCCTACAAAGCGCCTACATTGGTCGCACCCAACGAAAACCCAACGCTTACGCGAGGTCGGGGGTGCACCGTGGCTAGGCCTCCGCTGGAGATCGGCACCTACGGAGAGATCTACAGGTCAGCGCGCGTGGACGGCAGATGGATGCCGTTGGACGATGTTCCCGAGGGCGCCACGCCTGACCAGTTCAAGGCGTCGGCCCGCTACCGCCCCAAGGACGGGCACACGCGGCAGATGGAGCGCGTCGGGACCACCGTGAACAAGGCGGTGCAGAACCTCAAGAAGGCACTCGCCGAGCGACTCGGTAACAGCAAGACCGGCAAAATCACCGCAGGCACGCGGTTCAGCGTTGCCGCGGCGGAGTACCTCAGCCTCGTGCGCCAACGACAGGTCGGTACCACCTACGACAGGTACAAGGGCCGCTACAAGTGCCACCTGGCGCCCGCACTCGACGGGCTGTTGATTCGCGAGTGCACGCCGAAAAGGCTCACCGAGGTCTTCCGCGAATTGGAGGCCGCTGGCCTATCCGCCCAAACGCGGCGTGGCATCAAGACCGTCCTCAGCGGCATTCTGCAAGAGGCCATCAACCAAGGCGCCCTGGAGGTCAACCCGGCGCGGTCGATGGAGCGCATCAAGGGGCAGCGCCGCAAGAAGCAGGTCGCGCTCGACGGCACCGCGCTCGTCACCTTCTTCGCGCGGCTCGACGGCGACGATGTCGCATGCCGGCAGGACCTGCCGGACTTCCTTCGACTGCTCTTCGGCGTCGGGTGCCGCTACGGCGAGGCGCTCGCCCTGCGGTGGCGCGACATCAACCTGACCGACGAAACGGTCATCGCCGAAGACGGCTACGGCAACGAGGTCGAGCTGCCTCCTCGCAGCATCTGGTTCAACGGCAACCTGGTGCACATCACCGGTCAGGGCGTCGTTCGCCACGAGGGCAAGACCTTCACGAGTAACGGCGTGGTCATCATGCCGGAGTTCCTGTACCTGATGCTGTTGATCCGCAAGCCTGTCGGTGCCGGGCTTGACGACCCGGTGTTCCCGAGCCAGACGATGGGGTGGCGGTCGCCGTCCAACATGCAGCGGTCGGTGCGGCGGATGCGGATCCGCATCGGTTACCCGAAGCTGAGGACCCACGACGGCCGGCGGTCCGTCGCGACGGCGCTCGACAAGGCCGGGCAGACCGGTCGGGTCATCGCTCAGGTGCTGCGGCAGGCGAAGCCGTCGATGGCGCAGGACCGGTACATGGATCTGCGGTCGCCGAGCGCTGAAGCGGCGGCTGCGCTGGATCGCCTTCATGGGGCGGCCTGAGCGGCCCGGAGAACGACGAAACGCCCCTCCCGCGGCTCGACCCAGGCGGAAGCTGGGGAGCACGCGGGAGGGGCGTTGTCGTGCCGCGCAGGAGGTGCGGCATCCGGGGTGGGCTCACTGCGGTGGGATCGCGGCGAGCGTCTACAGCACGTGGCCGTCGACGACGAGTGGCCGGCCGCTGTTGTCGACTGGGTCGCTGACCGGCGTCACCTTCGGCTCTGCGGACTTCACGACGCCGAACGCGGAGAGAAGTGATGTCACGAGCGCGACAACGCCAGGGATCGCGCCAAGAAGGCCGTTGACCGCGTCGCCTTGTGTGGCGCTGATGATGCCCCACCCGACCAGGCTCGTCACGATCGAGCCGATCAGTGCGACTGCCGAGCCGACAGACTTGAACGCTTCGAGGATTGGCCGCGGGCGGGTACGGATGTCGACTGTGGACATGGATCACTCCTGCTTCTGGTTCGAGCCGTCGGCGGGGGTGCCGGCGGGGGCGGGAACGCGCGTGAGGCGGACGTCCGCGATCGCGCGGTCGACCTTTTGGTCCACGAGCTGCATCAGGGCTTCGGGGTCGAGGCCGTTGGACATGGCCAGTGCCTTGACGACCTCGGTGAGAACGCTGGCGTGGAAGGCGAATCGGGCGCCGGTGCCGACGACGTTCGCCAAGGTGTCCCACCAGCCGACCTGGCGCTGCTCGCCGGGGTTGTCCGGGTCGTCCTCCATCACGGGCGTGCCGTCCGGGTTGACCTCCGGAACCCAGATCGGCGAGTTGCCGAGCACCTCGGCGAAGTCTTGCCGCGCCCGCACGACATCCGGGTGCTCGCTGTCGCTCGCGAGCTCGTGGAAGTAGCTGGAGATCCCGTTGTGCGCGTCCGCTGCGGACATGGTGTCGCCTCCGATGGGTTCGAACTGCTTGACGAGGTCCGCCTCGACCGGCGGTTCGCCGGGGTAGATGCGGCCGTTGTTCCACTGGTAAATGGCGATGCCCGGTCGCCAGCCCGACTCCGCGCCGCACAGCCACAGCTCGTCGACGACGTTGCGGTCCTGTAGGCGGTAGATCACGTCCTTGAACCCGTAGCCGCCCGCCAGATAGCCGGCCGCGCGGACCACCTCGGCGAACGCAGCGAAGAATTGCTCCGCGACGTCGAGGTTGTAGGAGCCGATCGGTGCGTCGCCACAGGCGTAGATCGGCTCGCCTGTGCGGTAGCCAATCGAGCGCGCGTACGCGACCGCGGCATGCCCGAACTCGCGACCGCGCGCTGCACCGCCCATCGGGTCGTGGGTGCCGCGCTGGTAGATCAGCAACGAGCGGATGCCAGCGGCGAGGTGCGACTCGTACTCGGCCTTCGTCAGCACTGCATGCTGCTGGCCAGGGAAGTCCGCGTACCTCAGGACGAATGAGAGCCGCCACTGCTGGAAACCCGAATCGGTGTACCTGAAGCGGCTCAACGCGTCGCCGTGGATCTGTCGGGCGCTCCAGTCGGCGCCGTACGCGATGGGTGTGGCCATGGCCTTACCTCACGGTGGGGAGTAGGGAAATGCCCGTGGTGGTTGTGGGTGTCGGCGTCACGGTCGAGGTCGTGCAGGCGTTGCCCGCGTCCTCGGTGGCACCGTCGGTGTAGGTGACCCGCCACCGGCAGTCGACGACCTCGGCCCGCTGCACACCGCGACCCGGCGGACCTACTGGAAGTGGCCCGGCGTCTTGTGTGGTGCCGTCGGTGTACGTGACGACCAGGCGGCCCTCGACGGCCGCCACGGAGGTGACACCCCGGCCGGGTGCACCGTCGTCGCCGTCGGTTCCAACGACCTGGCCCACGTCTTCGGTAGAGCCGTCGCTGTACGACAGCACCAGACGCCCAGCGACGATCGCCGTACCAACCACACCCCGCCCGGCCGCACCGTTCGCGCCAGGCTGGCCGACGACCGGGCCGACGTCACGGGAAGTACCGTCGTCGTAGGCGATCAGCAGGCGGCCGTCCACGATGGCCGTGCCCGCGATGCCGCGCCCTGCGGGCCCCGGTTCGCCTGGCGGGCCACGTTCAGGTTCCGGCGGCTGAACCACCGGCACACCGCCAAGCTTTTCCACCTGGTCGGCGAGCACCTGCGCCACCCGCGCGTTGTCATCAGCCCGCGTGCCAAGGGAATCGACGCTGCGGAACAGCATCACCATCGCGGCTGCCGCGCTTACAAGGCCGAGAACTAACACTGCGAACCCGATCCACAGCCCTCGGTGCCGCCGGTCATCACGGGCAGCGTGCGCTGCTTGTTCAACCACCTGCTCGATCCGGGTCACGTCTCGTCGCCTCCCTCGGGGAGCTCTTCGAGCGCGCCGGCCAGCTCGTCGGGCGTGATCTCGCCGTCTTCCGCGGCTGCGACGAGCGCTTTGACGAACGCCGCCATCTCGTCGGCTCCAGCCTGTGCCGCTGTCTTCCGCTCGCGCCGCGACATGCGCCTGGTGTTGGCGATGAGCACGTAGGCACCGGCAATCGCGGTGACGAGCCCGCCGAGGCCGCTGATCGCCGTGATGAGCGCTGCAACTTCACCCACCCACACCTCCTGACCTTTGTTGTGCACGCCAGGTGAGTTGGTCGTGACGGCTGGTGGTGGCCGTGCTCTGATCGGGTGCCAACTTCAACCAGCAGGTAGCGCCAGGCGTCCTTGATTCCGATACAGCCAGGGAGTGCCCTCGGATGCGGGCGCCGTTCAAGGGGAGTTCCGCGTGAAGAAGCAGGCCACTGTGTTGGCAGCCGCAGGTGTCGTTGTCGCCACGATGGCAGCGGCGGGTGCGACCTTGCTGTCCAGCACGGGCGGTGAGCCGCCGGCGCGGGATACCGTGCCAGCTGGACAGTTTGTTTCGACGCCCGCGTCGTCCGCGCCCACCAGTTCGACTGAGCTCAACGCGGCGGTGGCGAGCGAGACCGCGAAGGACACCGCCGTGACGAACCCTCAAGCGCCGCAGCCGGTGCAGCCGCAACCGCCCGCAGACGCATCCACGAACGCGCCAGCGCCGGATCCGGTGCCGACGGCGGACAACGGTGCGCCGCTCAACCCGCCGCCCCCGCCGCCGGCGGCGCCCGGTTCCAACCCGAACGGTGTGCCCAACCCGGATCCCGCGCCGACGACCTGAGTCAGGGTGTCTGGCGCATCGAGCAGCGGAACACCCCGCCGACCGCGCCTGCGCCGTTGGTGCGCTGCACCTCAAGCTCAAGCCGGACACGGTCGTTGTAGTTGCCAGGAAGAGCAACCGTCTGGATCGCCTGCCAGGCGAACAATCCGGACGTGACCGGCATGACGGACCCGATCGGTGAGCCGTTGCACGTGAACCGGGCGTTGCCGATGCCGCCTCCGGTCGAGAGAACCAACGCCTCCAGTTCGGCATACGGCTGCTGCTTGATGACCTGCCCGCTGGACTGCATGGCGATGTAGGTGGCACTGGACGTGGTTGGGATCTCGGTCGACAGCACGTTGATGACCGGGTGTGGAAGCCACGGCCGGGCGAGCCCCTGCCCGGCCGCCGCGTCGTCGGACAGCACGACGTTCGCCGCGCGGTCCCAGCCAGCCCAGAACTGGTCTCCACTCCCAGTTGTGCCCAGTTCGATCGCGGCGGTCCCATCGTCGCGCCGCAGCGAGAAGAAGTACTTGCCTCCGGCACCCAAGCCGACCTTCAGCAACCAGGTGCCGAGATTGGCGTGCAGCACCTGGAACTCGCCGCGGAATGAGCTCGACGACAGGCCCTTGTTCTTCCTCAGCTCGGCGAGCTGGAGTCGCAGGTCCTTGATCTGATCGATCAGGGTCGTCGGGAGGTTGTTGCCCGCCATCACGGCCTCCCGTCAGGCGACGTCGTCCAGCAGCGGCGCCATCGTCAACTCGACGCTCTCGTCCTGGTCCTCCGTGGCGGGAGTGACGTCGGCACGCATGATCCGCATCGTGGTGTCGATCCCGTTCGGGAACCAGTCGTCCTCGATGCGGACGCGGCCGTCGTCGCCAACACCCCACTCGCCGATCCGCGGTGAGCGGTCGCCACGCACGACGAGCCTCGGCAGCACCACAGGAAGCCGGGCCAGTTGCTGGTCGGAGTCCGCGTGCGACTGGAGCACGGTTGGGTCGGTAACGCTGGAGTAGCCGGTCTCGGACTCCATCAGGGGCCATGCCGCGCGAGCCTCGCTGGTGTCCTCGGCGACAGCGATCGGCTGGGCGAACTCGTTGCCCGAGCCGGCGGCGAACACGCGCTTGGCGTAGCGGGCGCCGTCGCTGGGCCAGGTGTAGTCGGTGATGTTGCCGTCGGTCTCCCACACCCACGCCGAGCCCTGCTGACCGAGCAGCGGCGTTCCAGTGCGCATGATCCGCACGGGGCGGCCGTTGGCGTCGGGGCTAGGGGAGACCCCGAACGTGATGTCCGGGCCGTCCACGATCGCTGTGAGGCGCCGCAGTTCCTGGCCGACGTCGGCGAGTTCGTAGCCGTACCACGTGCGGTCACGCAGGATGCCGCTGGTGACGGCGTCGAGGCTGATGTTGAGGTTGCCGCCGGAGTGGGACTGGGCGAGCGTCACGAGGTACCGAGCGAGAGCGTTCTGGTCGACGCCGGTCTGCGTGACCGACAGGTTGGCGATCTCGAACTGCACGTCGATCGGTGGCGTGAGCAGCGGCAGGAGTTTGCGGTGGTCGAAGTACGTCCACCAGTCGCCCGCCTGCAGCTGCACGACGCCGGAACTCTTGCTGTAGGTGCGGGTCCAGATGATGCCGCCCCACTGCGGGACGCCGTCCCGCAGGGCGTAGATGCAGCGTCGGCACGGAAGCGTTGCGTCGTAAGGGTCTTTGACCCGCCGCTTCGCGGCCGTCCGGGAGTCGACCTTGAACGAGCCGCGGAGCTGGCCGGCGTCGTTGAGCACCAGGCTGTAGCCGACGCCGGTCAACGGCAACTCGGTGATGAGGACGTTCGTCAGCAGGTCGTGCACGGTGTATGTCCAGGTAGCGACCATCAGGGTCCAACCCAGCGCAGGTCGAGCTGGCACCAGCCCTCGTCGGTGGAGTTGGCCTCGGAGGCGGCGTTGTTGCCACCACCACCACCGCTGTTACCGGTCCTGATTCCAGCGATGCAGATGATGTCGCCAGCAGCGAACCGGCGGCGGACGGCCACTGCGAGGTTGGTCGAGTTGGTGTCGGCCAGCGGCTCGTTCACCGTGGTGACCTTGTAGGCGCTTGTGCCGGGCGAAGCGCCGGGGAAGATGCCGAGCTGGTAGCGCATCGCCGCGACGTTGGTGATGTTGGCGCGGACGCTGGCGTCGATGTCCCAGGTGCCACCGCGCTGCAACGTGAACTGGTCGGACGAGCCGTTCGGCACGACGTCGGCAGAGGTATTGACCGCCACGTCGAACGCCTGCCGGACCCAGGTCGCGGCGACGAACGCGTTGGCCTGGGCACTGGTGCGCTTGTACTTGGCGTGTCCGCCGTTCACGGCGGTGTGCAGCACACCGAGCCACGCCGAGCCGGTCCACCGGTACAGCATGCTGTCCGTGGACAGGATGACGAGCTGGCCGCTGTACGGGTCGGTGACGTCGGCGAGCGCGGCGACGGTGACCAGGCCGCGGATGCGCCAGGCGGCGCCGTCGGACGTTTCGTGCCAGCCCTTGTCGAGGCGGTAGATGGTGAACCCGGCCCAGTGCGTGAGGGTCGCGCGGTCGGTGAGGGACTTGACGGGCAGCACGCCGCCGAGCGCGACGACCCAGCCGGGCCGCAGGTCGTCGATCATCGCGTTGGTGATCGTTGTCGCGCCAGCGGTCACGCGCACGCGCGCCAGCGGGATGTAGTCGGGGTACGCGGCGAGCGACGGGTCCGCTGGCGTGGCGGACGGCGTGCCCTGCACGCGGATCGCACCTGACAGGGTCGACGGGTCGCTGTAGTAGGTGTCGAGCTGCCGGTAGATGATCAGGTCGTTGCGCTGATTACTCGGATCCGCCGGCACGTCCAGGATCGGCACGGTGATCTGTGCTGGCTCCGTGACGATGTACGGAGGGTTGTTCGTGCCGCGCGTGGCGGGCAGGCCGCCTTGGAACGCCTGCACCGTCACGTTCGCACCAGGTGTGCCGGTAGCCGCGACCAGACCCGGTGATCCAGGCCCTGGCCGAAGCCCTTGACGGGTGTTGAGCGCGCTGCTTCCCGGCGTCCACAGTGCACCGATCGCGTGCCGCGCGTCCTCAGCGTCGACCAGGCGGCTCGAACCGTTCATCACGGCCCACGGATCACGCGCCACAGCAGACCCCCTTTGCTAGTGCCATGCGTGCCGCCAGCGGGCGACGAGCTGAGAAGCCGGGTCGTAGACCGCGGCGCCGAACGAGATGGGTGTGGAGACACCGGGTTGCAGCGGTGCCCACTGGTCGACGATGAGGTTCTGCCGCACGCTGACCCCGCTGATTTCGACGGTGTGCCAGGTCGGGCGGGTGTCGATGGTCATCGTCTGGCCGGCGAGCACGACGAAGTCGGACTTGAACCTGAGCGTGCGGCCGGAGTACGTGATGGTCGGCCCGGTGCAAGGGCCGATGATGTCGAACGCGGGCCACGTGGGCACGTGGCCCGCGTTGAGAGCAGTGATCACGCCGTTCTGCTGCGCGCCACCGAAGTCCAGCCCGCCGCCGCTGAAGTCGAGGCCACCAGAGCTGAAGTCCAGACCGGACACCGACCCGGTCGCGAGGTTGGTGCTGAGGGTCTCCTCGTTGATGCTGTAGAGCCGCGGATCGGTGGCCTCCCACACGATCAGGCCCTCGGTGTAGCCGACCGTGTAGCGCTTGTCCGTGGGAATGAAACGGCGGTGCACACGCGCCCAGCACAGCCGCGGCTTGCCATCCAACTGGACCGCGAGGGCTTCTTCTGCTGGATCCTCGTCCGGCGCGGTGATCTGCAGCAGTTGATCGATCGCGTCGGGGAACTCCGCGCGCGGCGTGTTCTTGGTCTTGAAATGAAACTCGACGTACCGCTCGGTCGAGAGCTTCCGGCCAGGGAACGCGCCGTGCCGGTTGGGCAGCGGAGCATTGCCGCCCCGCTGCCCAGGCAAGTCCCACCAGCCGATGATCTGCTTGGTGCTGAAGGCCGTTCCGCTGCCGAGCACCGTGTTGCGCCACTCCAGTTGCGCATCCGCGGTGAGCAGCTCGCCTGCCATTAGCCACCTGCCTTCGAGATCCAGTCCAGGTCCTGGGCGGTGGCATACGGGTCGTCGCCCTTGGGCGGGTAGTAGTTCTCGATGTTCACCAGAGCCCGCTGACCATCGCCGGCGCTCGTGCTGTCGTGGCCGAATGCCGAGGCCTGGCGAGGATCGGCGGGAACCGAGCCGCCAGACGGCATGAGCGTTGCCGACTGGGCACCGGCTTCCGCGAGCCGGTCACCGAGCGAACCGACGTACCCGAACAGCTCGGCCTCTTGCGATCGCAGTCCCGCAAGCAGGCCGTGCATGATCGCCTGACCTGCTGGTACCAGCAGCTTGCGGTCGTAGGGCAGCGGGCCCTTCAGCTCGCGGATCTTGTCGGCGATCCCGGAGACGTAGTTGTACACGTCCTGGGCCGCGTCCTTGATGCCGCGCAGCAGGCCGTTGAGCAAGTCCTTGCCCGCTTGCCAGAGCTTGCTGCCCAAATCGCCGATGCCCTCGACGATCCGGCCAGGCAGGCCCTTTGCCCACTCGACGAGCTCGCGGCCCTTCTCCTCGGCCCCGTCTTTCGCCCTCTGCCAGGCATCCCTGGCCCACTGACCGATTCGGGCGTTGAGGTCCGAGACGGCCTCGACGATGCGTCCGGGTAGATCCTCCGCCCAGTCGAGCAGCTCCTGGCCCTTACGGGCCGCCGTGTCCTTGGCGTTCTGCCAGGCTTGCCGTGCCCACTCGCCGATCTTGGCGTTGAACTCGGCAAGAGCCTCAACGATCCGACCGGGCAACCCCGTGGCCCACTCGATCAACTCCGTGGTCTTCGTGACCGCCGTGTCCTTGGCCCACTGCCAGGCGTCGCCGATCCACTCGATCAGCTTCGATCCCAGTTCTCCGCCAGCCTCAACCAGCTTGAACGGCAACACGATCGCCCACGCGATCGCCCACTGAAGGCCCTCGGTGAGGGCCCACTTGATGCCCTCGACCGCAGCGTCGAACCAGCCCTTGGCCTGCTCTCCCAGACCTGAGAGGCCCTGGCCGATCTTCGCCGGGAGACTGATCACCCAGGCGACCAGCTCATCCAGCTTCCGAACCGCTGAGTCCTTGACCTGCCCGAACCAGGTCTCGACCTTGCCTGGCAGCGACGTGATCCAGGACAGCGCATCGGAGATCCACTGGCCCGCATCCTTGAAGACCTGAACCGTGCCGTTCCAGGCGTCCTTGGCGTCGTCCTTGATCGCCTGCCAGTCGCCGCCCAGCAGTTCGACGAGCCCGCCGACGAGATTGTCGGCGGCGCCGATCGCGGCGTCGACCGCGCCGCCGACGATGCCTTCCACGCCGGCCCAGGCTTTCGACCAGTCACCGCTCAAGATCCCGGCGACGAGCTGAACCGCACCACGGATCATCTGGACCAGGCCCTCAAAAATCCTGATGGTGCCCTCGATCTTGGTCGCGACGGTGTCGATCCAGTCGCTGCTCTCCCACACGTCCTCGACGAACGCGATCGTCTCGGACACGGCCTTGGTGACCTCGTCGTAGAGGCGCTTGCCGCCGGCGACGATGCGGTCGATCTGCTCGCCGTGTGTGGATGCCCAGTCGCGGACGTCCTGCACGATGCCGTCGATCAGTTCGCGGCCCTGAGAGACGATGTTCTCGATGGCCGCCGGGACGCCAGTCAGCTTCAGGCCGTCCATGAGCGCCGACAGCGACGGCAGGACGTTGTTGCCGATGAAGTTGACCAGGCCGTGTTCCATCGTCCGCTTAAAGCTCTCGATGCGGGTGGAGGCGTTGTCGGCGAGCGTCTCGCCCATCTTGTCCGCCGCGCCCTCGACCTGTCCGAGTGCCGCGACAGCCTCGCTGGGGTCGAGCGCGAAGAGGCTGTCGGCGAGATCCTCGGCCTTGGTGCCGAACAACGCGACGGCGGCGGCGTTGCGCTCGACGGGGTCTTCCATGTTCCGCAGCCGGTCGAGGACGGTGTCGAGCGCCTGGGAGGCTTCAGGGCCGCCGCGGGCGAAGATCGCCGTCATCTCCTTGGCGTTCAAGCCAATGGCCTCGAACCCCTCGGCGCTGGTGGTGCTGGCGTCCTGCGCGCGGATCGCGAATTCCTTCAGTGCGTCGGCGACGGTGTCGCTGTCGCGTGCGCCCGCGCGCAGGCCCTGGCTGATCAGCCCCATCGCCTGCTCACCGGACAGGCCGAGGTCGCGGAACATCGTGGGGTATTCGGAGAACGTGTCGAGCAGGTCTTCGGCCTCGTTCGCGCCCTGCTGGGCGCCACGGGTGAGGATGTCGAAGGCCTGGTCGGCGTTGTCCGCCAACCCGGTTTTGATCATTTTCGCGGCGGCGCGGGTGGCCTTGGTGACGTCCTCGCCGATCACCGTGGCGAAGTTCATCGCCTTCGCCGTGACTGCTTCGATTTCCGACGCGAGGGCATCCTCGGGGATCAGCCCGGACTGCCACACGCTGCGTAGCGCCTCGGTCACGTCGGTCATGGACTCGCCGTAGGCGTCGGCGTATAGGTCACCGGCGATCCGGCCGAACTCCTGCGACATCTCCGGCGTGGCGCCGATCTGCGCGGCGAGCTTGTCGACCGCGGCCTCGGCGTCGAGTGCTTTGGTGAACCCGGCGATCAGCACGGCGCCGATCGCCGCACCTGCGGCTGCCCAGCCGAGGCCCTTGAGCGAGCCCATCATCCCGGCGCCTGCGGTTTCCGCGCCGGCCTGTCCGGAGTCACCCAGCCCTTCGGAGAGGCCTTCACCGACGTCTTCACCGGCTCGGACGAACCGGCCCCTCGAATCCCGCAATCGCCCGTCCGCGCCGCGGGTGAACTCCTCCGCGACGTCCTCGCCGGAGCCGCGCGCGGCGTCCTCGGCGTCGTCGAACGCACGCTCGACGATGTCGTCCAGCTCGCGGAAGCCGCGTTCCATCTCCTCCGTGAAGGCCTCAGCCTCACGTTCGAACTGCCGCTCCAACTGCTCCAAGTCGGAGTCGATGTCCGCGATGAAGCGGTCGAATTGCCTTTCAGCGCTGGACAGTCCGGACTCGAACTCGCGGTCGTCGATGTCCATGTAGGCGGCGAGGGTGCCGACGTCCATGACGGATCACCTCACCCTCGCCGTGCGAACGCCCTGAGTGCTTCGCGGCCGTCTTCGCCGGACAGGACGATCGGTTCCTTGGATGCCACCTGCCGCCACCTGGACTGGTCGGACAGGCCGACGAGCTGGAACCGGAACTGGGTCCAGCTCAGGCCGTTGCGGAGCTCGGCGCGGAGGTCGCTTCGGTACTCGCGGCGCCAGTCGGCGACGAGGAGTGCCCAGAAGCGGATGACGAGGTCGAGCCAGTGGGTTCCGGGGCCGCCCCCTTCGGGGCGTTCGCTTCCCCCGCGTCGTCCGCGTCAGCGTTCTTGTTGTTGCGCTTGCGGTAGACGGCCATGCATCGCTGGAGTACGTCGCCGAGCCGGTCGATGCCGATGCCGCGCTCGACGATCTCCTCGACCGCGTCGGCGCCGATGAGGACACCGACCATGCTCTTGATCTCGGTGATCCCGACGTTGCGTTTGGCGTCGTCCTCGCCGGTTTTGACGCGGTGCACGAACAGCACGAGCTTGGCTGGCAGGGTGGCGGGCAGCGTGTAGATCTTGCCCATGAGCCGGATCTTCGGCGCTGATGCGTCTTCCTCGGCCCAGTCCTCGTCGAAGTCGATCGCCAGATCGTCGAGCATCAGGCCACCGCCGCGGTGGTGGCTGGGCCAGACCGGGTGACCGTGCAGGACCACGAGCTCTTGTCGTTGGTGCCGCCGCCCTGCTCGCCGACCTTGAACGTGGCGTTCCAGATCGTCCAGGTGGTGTCCATGACGTCGCGGAACCGGATCTTGCCGAGGGAGTCGTAGCCGATGGCGTCGGCGAGAACTTCGCACCGTGCCTGGCCGGGATCCTTGACGCCGGTGGATCGGTCCTTGGTCTTGAATCCCTCCAGGGTGAACGCGGCGCCGCGCTGCATGACCTCTTCTTCGTAGGCGCCGTCGCTGTCCATTGTGGTGGTGTCAGCGGTTTCCTCGTTCGCGGAGCGATCGAAGCCGATGGTGTTGAGGTTCGCGATTTCCGTCCACGTGGTGCCGTCGGCTTCGGCGACCTGGACGATCTGGTCGCGGGCGTTGACCTTGACCATGACCATGGTGTTGTCCTCCGGACATGCGTGATGGGCACCGCACCGGAGAGGAACCGGGCGGAGATCGGGAAGGCGAGGTTGTTACGGGCGCGTGAGAGTTGGTCGGTAGACCTCGACGCGGAAGTTCACGACGTACTCGTGCCGGCCGTTGGCGTCGCGTCCCATGTA